GTCATGCTAGATTATTGGTTTGACAAAGATGAAAGTGACAGGCAAGCTGTAGCATCACACTTGAGCAAGCGTTACCCATGACTAAGTGTGTGACAGCACTGTGCATATACAATCAGATGCCGTGGGATAGTGTATTCATTGGCGGTTATCTGGTTGTATCTGTAGTCGGAATATGTTATATAATATATAAACTGTACAAGGATGAATGAGATGACAACCGAAAACCAAGCAAACAACTACTTTAACTGTGTTGACCTAATCAAAACGCTGAGTGCTAACAATGCACTAGGTTTGCAGCGTGTGCATGGTGGCACAGATAACGAGGATACTGTAGCAGATTTGTTGCAGGATATAATACACAATCTATACATGCAGCGTGGCTTGTCCTCATCAGAATGGGAACAGCTATTGTATGATATAGAGGTGTTGTTAAAAAAGGAATTGCGTAATGCTACTGACACCTAGACCACCAGAGAAAACATGGGCAGATGCCAAGCTGTATCGCTGTGACCTATACGACACACGCTATCCAGTATGCGGCACACGTCTTGTATGGGTCAACGTAGGCTGGAAGTGGGTGCGACTATGCACACCAATACAGCATGACAAGTGGCGTATCAGACGTGCTGAGTGGGACAAGATACCACATGAATTATTTGTAAAGGAGATTGATGATGCCTAGAACAATAGAATTACAAGATGATGAAATTGCAATCGTGTGGTCAGCCGAAGATGTAAAACAGGAATGTGCATGGCTGACTGATGACCAATGTTGTGATGTAATCAATGCCATAGAACATAGACACGATGCTTGCATTGGTATTAATTGGGAAGTGATACACTATACTGCACTACACATGTATCCAGAGGAGACTAACGATGGCTAACCTTGTTAAGCATATTTGCGTATACTGCAAAAGTGTGCAGTACATACCAATCAAGCTACGTGACATGGCATACAAGATGTTGTGTCGTGTATGTGGCAGGGATATATTAAAAGATGACGCACCTAAATATCTAGGTGGGTTAGGCAGAGGCAATGGGGGTGAACATGAATAGCATAACAGTAGTGCTTGCTTGTTTAGGCACAATCAACACATATACTGTAGAATTAGAGGTGTGGTCAGGGCATGAGTGGATGTCACAGTGTCACATGGAATCTACTGTAAGAAGTTTTGAATATCCACAGCAACAATGCTTTTGCATAGAGAGGAGTGATGACAATGTACATAGACCCAATATACCCAGACAAGGCCAGTGATAAACGACTGTTGCATGTAGCAGACGAGAAACGTAGGCTCATGCGTGAGTTTGGTGACTTAGTATTTGAAGAGGCAGACCAAGCCCTGATAGATGCCAAGCACAAAGAGTACATGGCTATGAAACAGTTAGATAAAGAGGGTGTCACTTTAGTGACCAAGTTTTGAGAGGAGTATACAGATGGAGACAGTGCTAATTATATTTATTGTTGCACCCATACTAGCAGCAATTTTTTTGTAGACAAATATTTTTTTGTGTGGTACAACTCACACAAGATAATCGTCAGTTGACATGAAAGGAGAATAGATATGCCATTAGATTTTTTACCAGAGAACCTTAACTTTGACCCAGTGTTTGAGCCTACCAAGGTGAAGGACAAGAAATATGTCATCAATGGTGACACAGGTGACTACATTGGTGTGGTGGGTGACACGTTCAACTGTGCCAGCCACGCTGATTTCTTTGAGGGTGTACATGACACCATCACAGAGAACCTTGGTGATGCAGAGTGCGAGGGCATGAACATGAAGTGGAACATTGCCCGACAAAACGCATGGGCTATGCTTGACATGACCCTGCCTAACGTGACTGCTCGTATTGAAACAGACAAGCACAGTACCACTATTGCACAGCGTATCATTGCTTTGCATGGTATTGATGGTAGCTGTTCCAACCAGACATACTTTGGTGCTATAGATTTCTTCTGCACCAATGGTATGATTCGTGGTGAGCATGACAAGGTGAGGCGTAAGAACACTGCTAACTTTAGCATGACTAGGTTCATTCGTGATCTGCGTGAATCTACGCAGTCATTCTATGCACAGTCAGAGCGTCTACAAGGCTGGGCTAACAAGCCACTGTATGTTGGTGACGTTAAGTCTATGCTTGAGACTTTACTCAAGTCTGATCGCACTTCAGAAAAGATGCTTAACTTGTACAACCAAGAGGCATCAGTTCGTGGTCAGAATGTTTGGGCTTTATACTCTGCGTTCACTAACTACGCAAGCTATGCTGATGATCGCAATGGTTTTACCCTGCGCAACACTGGCAAGGATACTAACGCAGTGTCCATGTTCCAGCGTGAGAGCAAGGTGTCACAGTGGATTGACAGCAAGCCATTCAGGGAGTTGATAGCAGCATGAGCAGAGAATATTTTGCTGGCTTAAATCGTTGGACTGTTGAGGAATATATACCCAATGGTTCCAGCGGTTGGGAGTATAACGAGACGTATAAGTTTAAGTGTGAGGTAGGTGACTACCCGTATGATTATGTGCTTAAACTAATGTCTCGTTGGGGTATACCTTTTGGCTCTGATAGTGGGGTATTCAGAAAGGAAAAAGCATACGGCTCAGATAAGTTTCGTGCCTTTTGGAACTATAAAATTATTGAGTCAGAAGGTGAATATCAAGCATTGGAATGTAGGAGATTGGAAGGATGAAGACAGTAAAACATCTTGTGGATAAGTATTATAATTCCAATGATTTCAAGATGTTACGAAGCAGAACTAAGAAAGATTATGAATACTTTCTGAGTGTCATGGTGGCTGATTTTGGCTCTGTGAAATTTTGTGAACTCACAAGTAAGCAGGCCAAACACGCATACGAAGGTTGGGTTGTGCGAGGTATCAGTCTCGCCAACCACGTCTGCACTGTATCATCCATTGTGTTTCGTTACGCTATTGAAATGGAATATACACACATCAATCCATTTGCAAACATCAAACGTAAGACACCACCACAACGAAAGGTAGTGTGGACAGATGAAGATGTACGTCAATTTCTTGACACTGCTTACTCTAAGTTTGAGTGGCGTAGTATCGGATTGATAGTTCACATGGCATACGAATGGTGTCAACGTCTGGGTGATATGCGTATGTTGACATGGGATAACATAGATTTTGAGGAGCGTAAGCTACATCTTCAGCAGTCTAAGCGTAGGGCAGAGGTAACTTTACCTATACAAGATGATCTGCTTGAGATGCTGACACAACAAGAGCAAGAGTTTGGCTTTCAACAGTACGTTGCTCCCCGAATAAAGCCCGTACACGGGGTGTACCATCCCTATGGTATAGATAGACTAGGCCAAGCTGGAAGGCTTGTCATGCGAGAAGCTGGGCTGTCTGATGAACTACGCCTGATGGATTTACGCAGGACTGGTACGACACAGATGGTTGAAGCTGGTGTACCTATGGGACAAATCATGTCGGTTACAGGACATAGTAACCCACAGTCAGTGAAACCATACATGAAAAATACGTATGCAAGTGCAAATAATGCATTGACAGCACGTAAAATACATGGTAAAAGCAGTTAACTGCCAACAAGGAGAGTGTATATAATGAATAATATATATAACATTATAACTGATTTAGATTTGTCTAATGGACAAACTAAAAGAATGGATTGTCCTAACTGTGGTGGTAAAAATACTTTCACTGTGACTAACAATCTTGGTAGTCTTATGTGGAATTGTTACAAAGTATCTTGTAATGTTCGTGGTGGTAATCGTGTGCATCTAACTGTGGATGATATACGGGCTGGCATGGGTAATGCCCAGCAGTTTGCTGAAGAGGAGTTTGAATTACCTAATTATATTGTTCCACACAGAAAAACAACTGATGTGTTACAGTTTTGTTATAGCTATCAGCTTGATCCAGATAAGTTAGGTGTGTTATATGATGTAAAAGAGGACAGGATTGTGTTTCCTGTCGTGCATAATGGTAAGATTGTAGACGCAACAGGTCGTTCGCTTGGTAAGCGTTTACCTAAATGGAAAAGATATGGAAAAAGTGGCTTGCCTTATACTCATGGTTGTGGTAAAGTCGCAGTAGTTGTTGAGGACTGTGTGAGTGCAGCCGTTGTTGGTTACGGTTCCTTTGTCGGGGTTGCTCTTCTTGGTACCTCTTTACAGGAAGTGCATAAAGGGTATCTTGCACAGTTCTCAACAGCAGTCATAGCGTTAGACCCCGATGCACTACCTAAGACGCTACAGATGGCTAAAGAATTACGTGGTCATGTAAACGATGTTCGTGTACTACGTTTGAAGGATGATATTAAATATCGTAACCCGACAGATATGGAGAATCTAAATGGAATTATCAATAATTAGAAGTCTGATGGACAAGTCATTCTACGATGACCATCGTGGTAGCAAATGCCCACCACGTTTGTTCAGCAAGGATGCACGTAAGATTAAGGAAGCTATTGACACAGCTATGGACAGATACGAGCGTACTGTCACACCCGATGAGGTTGAGGCTCTGTTTATGTCTAACAATCCTACGCTGACTACTGCACAGAAGCAGGGCTACGCATCTATGTTTGCTACGATCAAACGTGAGGAGCCAATGGGTAGTGATGTAGCACAAGAGGTGTTATCAAAACTATTCCAGCAGGTTGTGGGCGAAGATGTTGCCAACATAGGATTTGATATGGTCAATGGTGATGCGTCTACGCTAGAGCGTTTGCGTAATCTGCTTGAGCAGTATGGTGATGACTTTATACCCAACATGAATATTGAGTGGGAAGACATCAGTATTGAAAGCATCATGGCTGCAGCAGAGCTTGAGGCTAAGTGGAAGTTTAACATACCATCTGTCGTGCGTAAGATAGAGGGCGTGAGTGGTGGACACTTGATTGAGGTAGGTGCTAGACCCAATGTGGGTAAGACATCCTTTCATGCCAGCTTGATCGCTGGGCCGGGTGGCTTTGCACATCAGGGTGCGCAGTGCATTATCTTGTGTAACGAAGAGTCTGGTAAGCGTGTGGCAGAGAGATATCTCAATGCTGCATCAGGCATGTCACGCCATGAGATAAGCAAGGACTTTGCCAAGGCATCTGCTAAGTATTATCCTATATCACAAAACATTCGTATTAAAGAATGTCAGGGCAGAGACATGGCTTGGGTTGAATCTATTTGTAAGTCATACAATCCTGATATTCTTGTGTTAGACATGGGTGATAAGTTTAGTGCAGGTGGTAACTATTCAAGGCCAGATGAAGCACTCAAGGCTTGCGCTATTTATGCAAGGCAGATTGCTAAGACTTATGACTGTGCTGTGTTCTACATGTCACAGCTATCTGCAGATGCAGAGGGTCGTGCGCAGCTAAACCAGAGCATGATGGAAGGTAGTCGCACTGGTAAAGCAGCAGAGGCAGACTTGATGATACTGATTGGTAAATCACCATCTGTTGAAGGACAGGAAGAAGAGAGTCCACTGCGACATGTCAACATTGTTAAGAACAAACTTAATGGTTGGCATGGCATGGTTAACTGTGAGCTTAACTATCTTAACGCGAGGTATGAAGGTTGAGCCAGTTAGATTTCTTTAACGATAACACTATTGAGGATCTGTGTGAGGACGGTCTTGTCTGCATAAAGTGTGACATAAGACAACCAATACAGAACTTTCAACAGATGTCATATACAAAAACAGGTGAGGCAGAAATAAAAAGAACTTGTAAGTCATGTCAGAAAGGACACCGACAAGTTATAGCAGAACTTAGAAAGACAAATATATATCCTCAAGAGGCAAGTTATGAGTGTCCAATTTGTACACGTACAATAGATGAGGTAAATAAATATGGACAAAAGTTATTAGGAACTTGGGTACTAGATCATTGTCACGATACTAATACATTTCGTGGGTATATATGTAAACATTGCAACGATGGACTAGGTGGGTTTCGTGATGACTTGACAACAGTTAAAAATGCTGTTAAGTATCTTGAAGAACATAAGGAGAAATTAAATGAAACTAACACTTGATATTGAGAATACAGTCACGAAGCGTGATGGCAAGATGCATCTTGACCCATTTGAGCCAGAGAACTCACTGACTATGATTGGTGTGTTGACCGACCAAGACGTGGAGCGACACTTCCCATTTGACCATTGTGACGTACCTAGTCAACAACATTACTACGAGCAGGTGCAATGGTTTTTAGATGAAGCTACCATACTTATCTGCCACAATGCTGCATATGATTTGATGTGGTTGTGGGAGTCAGGCTTCAAGTATGATGGCCCTGTGTTTGACACTATGCTTGCAGAGTACGTGCTACAGCGTGGTATCAAAGAGCCACTGTCTCTTGAGGCATGTGCAGAGCGTTATGAGTTGGATACTAAGAAACAAGACACGTTGAAGGAATACTTTAAGAAGGGTCTTAGCACTCGTGACATACCATACAATGAACTGTGTGAATATCTGTCTGCTGATTTACATGCTACGCAACAGCTATCAAACAAGCTAGTACAGCGTCTGTATTCACCAGCAGATGCAGGTTTAATGAACACTGTGAACCTAACTAATCAGGTGGCTGTATGTCTTGCGCGGATCTATCAGCGTGGGTTCACTGTTGATAAGTCTGCATTAGAAAATGTACGTGAAGAATTTGAACAGGAAAGGAAGCAGCTTATAGATGACCTGCAATCTCATGTTCGCAAGTTGATGGGAGACACCCCAATAAATCTGAACAGCCCAGAGCAATTGTCTTGGGTTATATATAGTCGTAAGGTTAAAGACAAACAGCATTGGATTAATGCTATTGATCCATACATGGATGATAAAGACTTTCGTAAACTAATTAAAAATGGTACAGAGCGTTTGTATAAAACAAGTGCTGAACAGTGTGTTACTTGTAAAGGCACAGGATACATTAGAAAAACTAAAAAGAATGGTATGCCATTTGCTAGAGATAGCAGGTGTCCACACTGTGATGGTGCAGGCTATCATCTACTTCCATGTGAGGATGTAGCTGGCTTAAAGTTCAAGCCACCATCACCGAAGTGGTCAAGTGCAAACGGGTTTAGCACATCTAAACAAAACCTAGAAATATTAGAGTCTGCTGCAAAGCAACACAGTATGGATGACGCTGTAGATTTCTTGTACAAGGTACGCAGACTGTCTGCTGTAGATACATATCTATCCTCTTTTATTGAGGGTATCCAGATGTATACCAAGCAGGATGGTAAGCTACATGTACGTCTATTGCAGCATCGCACAGCTACTGGACGTTTCTCTGGTGCAGAACCTAACATGCAGAACATGCCTCGTGGCGGCACGTTTCCTGTTAAGAAAGTATTTGTGTCACGATTTGCTGGCGGCAAGATTATGGAAGCTGACTTTGCGCAGCTTGAATTTAGGACTGCTGCCTATTTATCACAGGACAAGGTGGCAATAGATGAAGTATCTACTGGATTTGATGTACACTCATATACCGCTAAAGTTATTACCGATGCTGGTCAACCTACGGATCGCCAGACTGCAAAGGCTCACACGTTCGCACCGCTTTATGGCGCAACGGGCTTTGGGAGAACGCCAGCGGAAGCAGAATATTACACACACTTTACACAAAAATACAGAGGAGTCGCAGAATGGCATACCAGATTGGCTAAAGAAGCTATAGAGACACGCAAGATTACCACGCCAAGTGGCAGGGAGTTTTCTTTTCCTGATGTTGTGCGTAAAGTAACTGGTCGTGTGTCACACTTTACACAAATAAAGAACTACCCTGTTCAATCATTTGCTACAGCAGACATAGTGCCTATTGCTTTGCTGCATATAGATGACTTGCTACAGGACATGAAATCATGTATAGTAAATACAGTGCATGATAGTATTGTTATTGACGTGCATCCAGACGAAGAGTCACAGGTAATCAATGTTATAGACGAAACTAATAAAGCATTGCCTTACCTAATTACCCAGCGTTGGGGTGTAGAATTTAATGTTCCTCTACTTTTAGAGGCAAAAATTGGTCCGAATTGGCTTGACACCAAGGACATAACCTGATATAACTATGCATCTTACAAGTGAAAGGAGTAAATATATGAGTGAACTTACTACAATAAATACTAATAACTTTGCTGAAATGGCTAAAGCTATGGGTATGGCTAATGATACGGCTGCTAAGAAAGGTATGTTCCTATCTAGGCTACGCATACAGCACAAGGCTATTCTTGGTGCTGATTCTATTCTGGTCAAAGCTGGAACTTATAAGTTAGAAATACCAGACGGGCCTACACATTACGCAGAGTCTGCTATCATTCGTCCCTTCTTACAACGCTATATGTATAAGAAGTTTGTTATGGGACAGGGTGGCTCACCTAATCGTTATGTTAAAACTGTTATGGCTGATAACCTAAACATTGACTTGAAGGATGACGATGGTGGATTTAACTGTGGCAAACCTGCTGGTTGGATACAGGACTACAACGCCTTGCCTCAAAAGGATAAGGACTTAATTAAATCTATTAAGCGTGTTCGTGTAGTCTTTGGTGCTATTCATTTAGTGAACCCTAAAGATGAGAATGGTAAACCTGTAGAAGAAACCACTAGCAACTTTATTTGGGAAGTAGAAAATAAGGAAGCGTTTAAGACTGTTGGTGGTGTATTCACACAGCTTGGAAAGATGAAGCGTCTACCACCACAGCATAATGTAACTCTTAATACTGAGTTGCGTAAGATCCCAAGTGGTAACGACTACTATGTGCCATCGCCATCCTTAGACATCACCAATTCTGTTGAGATAACTGATGAGGATCAGCTTTTGTTTGGTGAGTTTATGGGTTGGTTGCAAAACTACAATGAGTATATCATCAACAAATGGGCAGAGAAATCTTCCAAGGTAGAAGATGATGAAGACTTTGACATGCAGTTGAATGACATCATTGACATTGAAGAAGATGAGGTAGCTTGATGAATCACCCTGCTGAACTGGCGTTACATCAATACATGGAAAACGCTGTAAAAGGTAAGTCATCTATGGCTGACGATACCATAAAACAAGTAGCGTCTGACGTGGCCTTCGCACTCAAGCGTCAGTTCGGTGGGGGGAACAAGCGTGACAAGTTTGGTCTGCGTATGTCTAATGTAGGTAGGCCAACTTGCCAACTCTGGTATGACAAGAATAAACCAGAGGCAGCTATACCCCTACCAACCACATTCGTTATGAACATGATGCTTGGCGATATAGTTGAAGCAGTGTTTAAAGCAATATTAAAAGAAGCAGGAGTTAAATATGAAGACACGGATAAAGTTTCTCTTGACCTTGGTGACGATAGCGTTTCTGGTAGTTATGACATCGTCATTGATGGTGCAGTTGATGATATTAAATCAGCTTCAGACTGGTCATACAGAAACAAGTTTGAATCCTATGACAGTCTTGCCAGCGGTGATAGCTTCGGGTATGTGGCTCAGTTAGCTGGATACGCAAAAGCATCTGGTAAAAAAGTTGGCGGCTGGTGGGTTGTAAACAAAGCCAATGGGCAGTTTAAATATGTTCCAGCTACAGGTCTTGACATTGACAAAGAGATATCACATATTAAGAAAACCGTTGAAACAGTAAAGGAGAACAAGTTTGAAAAGTGTTTTCAACCAGTACCAGAGAAGTTTAGAGGCAAGGAGACAGGCAATACTGTGCTTAATACTGGCTGCAAGTTTTGTTCTTATCGCTTTGACTGCTGGCCTTCTTTGGTGGAAAGACCTGCTGTAAAATCGCAGGCAAAAAATCCACCCACTGTGGCATATGTAGAACTAAGAGCGTAGCATTGGTTAATGCTAATCAATTTAAAGTAGCTCGTAAATATGGTTTTCGCAGTGGATTAGAATTAACCATATCAGATAAGCTGAAGTCGGACAAGGTTAAGTTCAAGTACGAGGCCATCAAAATAGAATGGCAAGACATGGCATATAGAATTTATACCCCCGACTTCATACTTAATAACGGAATAATAATAGAGGTTAAGGGTAGGTTTACTTCTGCAGATAGACGAAAACATTTAGCTGTTCGTAAACAACACCCACATTTAGATATACGTTTTGTGTTTGAAAATAGTAATGCAAAAATTAGAAAGGGATCTAAGACAAGTTATGCAACGTGGTGTGTGAGACATAAGTTTAGATATTATGATAGGATCATACCCGAATGTTGGATAAAAGAAAAAGGTAAAGATAAACATCCCAAGTTTACACTTCACCCCAGTTCCACAGTGAAAAGGAGAATGTAATGGATAGAGAACAAATGAGAAAACAAATAAACGATGAGGATTATATCATACGAGTGCGTCCTTTCGTGGATGAGGAAGGTGTTTGGTCTGGTGAAGTTGATTTATCTATTATAACTTTACCGGGTAATCCTCTTGACGATGATGCATATTATAATATAATGCACTTAGTTAAAATGATGTGTTCTTCATTACCTATAATGGAAGAAATAGAAACTATTAGAGATGTACTGCATAAGTATGTAAAAGCTATGGATGAGGATGTTGATATTGAACTACAATTAGAAAAAGAACTTGAAAATAAAGTTGAAAAGGTGTATGATGGCAACGTAATTAAGATAGATTTTTCAACTAGAACTAAGGGATCAGCATGAGTAGATACGAAGATTACATGAAATCAATGATGAGACAGGAGGAGTTACGTATGGCACAGGCAAAAAAACAAAGTGATAATGTTGTTGATATGGTCAACAGTCCACCACACTATAATCAGTCTGGTATTGAGTGTATTCAAGCAATTCAAGCTGCTCTTGGGCCTAATTATAAATATTATCTTCAAGGCAATGTTATGAAGTATCTGTGGAGATTTGACTACAAAGATAAACCAATAGAAGATTTAGACAAAGCGGATTGGTATTTAGAAAGATTACGAGAAGAGGTTATGGCAAATGATGAGAGTTAAAATGTTCATAACCATTGAGGTAGATGAGGATGATTATCCTGTACCTGCGGATGGTAGGGTTGGAGAGGAACTAGAGGATAGCCTACAAGAATATTTCCATGATATAGACGGGGCTAACATTAAACACATTAGAACAATTACGGAGTGAGATATGATAAGCAATCAATTACCAACAGATTACCAGAACTTTATAGCACTGTCGCGTTATGCTCGTTGGAAAGAAGATGAGCAACGTAGAGAAACATGGGGCGAAACTGTGCAAAGATACTTTGACTACATGGATAAGCATCTAGCCGACAACCACAACTACAAACTATCTGATGAGTTACGTTCAGAATTAGAAGAGGCTGTACTAAATCAATCTATTATGCCTAGCATGAGAGCGTTGATGACCAGTGGCCCCGCACTGGACAGATGCCATGTAGGTGGATATAACTGTTCCTATGTACCCGTGGATAGTCCACGTGCATTTGATGAGGCTATGTACATTCTTATGTGTGGCACGGGTGTAGGATTTAGTGTAGAGCGTCACAACATTGACAAGCTACCTATCGTGGCAGAAGATTTCTACAAGACTGACACGGCTATTAAGGTAGGTGACAGCAGACCCGGCTGGGCAAAGTCTTTGAAAGAACTTATCGCTATGTTGTATGCAGGACAGATACCAGAATGGGATGTATCAGAGGTACGCCCTGCAGGTGCTAGGCTAAAGACATTTGGTGGTAGAGCATCAGGCCCGCAACCATTGGTTGAGTTATTTAATTTCTGTGTTGAAAAGTTTAAGAGAGCAGCAGGTCGCAGACTCTATCCTATTGAATGTCATGACATTATGTGTAAGATTGGTGAGGTCGTAGTTGTAGGTGGTGTGCGTAGGTCAGCCCTTATTAGCTTATCTAATCTTAATGATGATCAGATGGCACACGCAAAATCAGGTAAATGGTGGGAGAATGAAGGTCAACGTGCATTGGCAAATAACTCTGTGGCATATAAAGTTAAGCCAGAGATGGGTACATTTATGCGTGAATGGTTGTCTCTTTACGATAGTAAATCTGGTGAGCGTGGTATTTTTAATAGAAAGTCTGCACAAGCACAAGCCGCTAAGAATGGCAGACGTGATGCTGAACAAGACTTTGGTTGTAACCCTTGTTCTGAAATTATCTTACGTCCTTATCAGTTCTGTAACCTATCTGAAGTAGTCATTCGTGAAAGCGATACTATGGACACACTAAAAGAAAAGGTTAGGCTTGCTACAATACTTGGCACTTTTCAAGCTACTCTAACTAACTTTAAGTACTTACGTAAAATATGGAAAGACAACACAGAAGAAGAGCGTTTGCTTGGTGTGTCTTTAACAGGTATTATGGATAACATTATGACTTCTACTAACGGAGAAAAGTTGCCCATACTACTTGGCATACTAAAGGATGAAGCGGTACGCACTAATGAAGCTATGGCAAAGCAATTAGGAATAATACAATCTACCGCAGTTACTTGTGTTAAGCCTAGCGGCACTGTGTCACAGCTTACTGACGCTGCGTCAGGTATACATGCTAGGCACAATCCATACTACATACGTACTGTTCGTGGAGATAATAAAGATCCACTAACACAGTTTCTCATATCTCAGGGCATACCTGCCGAACCTGATGTAACGAAACCTGAATCAACAACAGTATTTAGTTTTCCTATGAAAGCACCAACTGGTGCAGTAACGAGAACACAAATGAACGCAATAGAGCAGCTAGAGTTATGGCTTACCTATCAGCGTTACTGGTGTGAACATAAACCGTCCGTATCCATTACTGTCAAAGAACACGAATGGATGGAAGTAGGTGCTTGGGTGTATAAATATTTTGATGAAGTATCTGGTGTTTCATTTTTTCCTCACAGCGATCACACGTATGAACAGGCTGTTTATCAGGATATAGATAAAGATGAATACAAAAAGTTCTTGACAAAGATGCCAAAGAATGTAGACTGGTCATTGTTGCAAGAGTTTGAGAAGGAAGATACTACATCAGGTGGACGTGAGTTAGCGTGTACTGCTGGTGTGTGTGAAATTGTAGACATAGAGGCAGCGTGATGAATTGCTGGTATTGTGGAACAGAATTAATCTGGGGTGGGGACCATGACATAGAAGAAGAATTTGAAAACTTCTGTATGGAAACAAACCTATCATGCCCTAATCCAGATTGTAGGGCTGAAGTTATTATGTATTTGCCAAAAGCAGGAAGGAGTTAACATGGAAGCATTATTAGTATTAGGTGCATTAGCATATGGTATTCATCATATGAACAAACAAGATGAACCAGAGGTAGCAGAAGTAACTGTGCAAAAATTAGAAGACATTGACTGGTCTAAAGCAGGTAACTTTAGGACAGCCAGCACAGAAAATAATGTGCAATGGGTAATAATAACGGAAGGATAGAAAATGAGAGATGTAATAATACGGGGAGCAAGAGCGCACTTTATTGGGAATATTAATAAACACTTAGCTAACATTGAAATATATATGAACAACACGATTGGTATCGGTGAACACTCTGATATCATAGAGACTGTAGAGCTAGAACTTGAGCAGGTTGCTAACTATCACGATAAGTTAGAAATGCTTGAGAGATATTTTATCAAACCACAACAGAAACAAAGTGAAGGAGTTGAGGATGAGAAGGAACAATCTGACTAAATATGATGCGCCTTTGCGCATACAATATCAATCAGGTTATGATGCATTTTATAGGGGTGGGGACTTTGTTCCTGACCCCGATCATAAAGATAGATTTATGTGGATAGAAGTTCGTCCTAAGATTAGTCAGAATACCATGCAGTATCGTGAGTGGCAACGAGGCTGGAATACTGCGTACTTTGAGAATTTAAGAAAGGTTAAGAGTCGTGAATAAGCTAGAGCAAGAAGCAAATAACTGGATGAAGGAGAAAAAAATGTTGAGTGGTATAACAGCTACTGAGTATCAGATACGTGCAGCAGAGACTGCTATCTTCCCAAAAGAAAAAGCCCTTGAGTATATTACTCTTGGGCTTACTGGTGAGGCTGGTGAAATAGCTAATAAAGTTAAGAAGCTAATACGAGATGGTGCAGACGTTGAGGGTTACAACGACAAGTTAAATCAGATAGGTGCAGAGGTAGGTGATGTCCTGTGGTACTGCGCTATGCTGGCAAGAGAAGTGGACATGAACCTTGGAAGCATTATGGAAAGTAATCTTGAAAAGTTGGCAGACAGGAAAGCTAGGAACCGCCTACAGGGTGACGGTGACAATCGTTAAGATTATGTGGAAGCTATTCTAACACTCCTTTTATAGCCCTACCTATTCGTATACCACGCCTAAAATGATTCATATTAGGCTGTAGTTGTTGCATCTCCATAACTGTTTTGCCATACTCTGTTAAATAAAAGTCATCAGCTAACTTTCTAATTGCGCCAGATGATTTAGCCCAAGCACCTCTATCAAAAGGTGTATACCCTAAACCCTCTTTGACACTTTTTAATCTAGCATTTGACTCAGCTATTTTTTTAGCTATCTTTCTAAATCTAGCTAGCTTTTTAGCTAATAAAACTTTTTTCTGTGCCGTGGTTCTATTTTTATAACTTGGTAATGTTATCTCATAGGCCACATGCTTTTCAAATAGTTTACCCATATGCTTTGCAACAGCAGAGGTTGCTACTCTATCTCCAACATTTGGCACTACTTGATAATCTCTTATGCCCATACTTACTAGCTCTGTCTGTGCATCACTACGTCTTGCCACTGGTCTGTATCCAGTTAATTGACCAAGCAGGGGACTCTGACGTACAATTGGAGCTTCTTGTGTTGGGCTTTCTTTTACTGGCAGATCGGGTCGTAAGAATGAGGGTAGTCCACGTGTAGCTGTTTTAGTAAATGTATCTAACGCACGTTCACCTGTTGTAGTTCCTTCTACCTGCCTAGAGTCTCTTAATAACGCTTCTTCTTTATCAAACTGAGCTTCAATGTCTGACACAATTCTTAAAGGTGTAGTGGCTCCACCAACAAGTTCTCCCAAATAACCACTCATGTACTCAGTTAATTTTTCTGCTTTAATATCAAGTTTTAATGAACCATCATCTCCAACTACACCTATGTTAGATAAGTTTTGGAAGAATGAATCAACCATGTATGCACTGGCACCTGCTCGTAGCTGCGCACCAGTTAGTCCTTCCAGAACAGATTTGAAACTTGTTTCATCTAATTCTTTATTCTTAAATTTAACTATGAAATCTGCGACAATTAAGTATGGTGCTATTGGAAAAAATGGTCTGCTATCTATAGTTCTGCCATCACCTAATTTCATTTCGTACCAATTTAAGTCTTGGTTTTCACTTCTAACTTTTACAGCAGCATACAAGGCAGCAGTTCCTACAGCCGCTTTACTTATTTCTTCTCTAAATCTTTTAAAGTCTGCTTCAGTTTCTGCCTGACTTGCACCCTTTACATATTTTTTGTATAGACCCTTACTACTATGTCGTATGGCACCTATCGCACTAAAAGGGCTGTAGTCAAATTGAAACTGCATGGCATTTACCATAAACCTAGCGAAAGGAAATGCACCAGTGCCAATAGGTACGCCTAATACTCCGGGTAGTGGACCCATGAGTTCGTTTGCTTTTACAAATAAATGTCCTGCCTTTTCTGCTTTTCCTACACCCTTGCCTGTAAATTTAGGCATACGTGCAAACGTAAAAGATAGAGCGTCATCTACTGCTCTTTGAGCGACTGATGTGGGTAGCTGTTTACCAGACTGAACAAAGTCAATGATGTCTACACCTACAGCACGTAACTGTCGTTCTACTGAATCATTAAATACTGCACTTCTAAAATATGCATCCTGTGCCATGTTTAAAATATTAGCACCTCTTGAAAATCTTGATAGGTTTTGTTCTACGTCTACTTCTTGTAGCGTTCTATTCATAATACGATTTAGTCTAGGATTGTTTGCAAGTAAAGCTGTAGTCAAATCCTTTGATGCGCCATGATCTGCTAAATATTGTAAGGTGCCGAAACCATCATACATGATTTGCTTTACGCCTCTCATTGCACCAGAAGCACTAACTTCACCACGAGATAAAGAGTCAAGGCTCTTACCCAAATGATAAAGAGAAGACTCCATAGTTCTTGCAGTGCCTTCCATAGTCAGGCGCATACCTGCAGTAGCTACGTTTCTAGCAGTGGTTGCTATTTGAGATACCATTAAAGCTCTACGCTCACGATCTAAGCGCATCATAAAATCATGTACCTTTGAACCCGGACTTTTTTCTAAGTCTGGTCCAAATAATTTTTCTATTTCTTTTGACTTTTCAGGATCTAATTCCCTAATACGTTTTAAGAGTTTACCTAAATCAGAGTATGCTCTCATAGTATTGGCAGCATCTGTAGCTGTTACACCACTGATGTCTAAGAAATCTTTCATTGAAATACCAGCACGTTTTACTGCCGCATCAAGAACAGCAGTGTCTATTTCATCATTAGCTAATACTATACGTGCTACTTCAGACGCTTTCTTTTCACTCTTAATAGCATCTTCTAATGTCTTAGGTAACTGTCTACCACCTTCTTTCATTTCAGCAACTACATCAGTTGCAATTTGTCCTAGACGTTTTGTTAGTTCTACCTGTAATTGTGGTTCTGTAAGGGTTGCACCCGCTGCAGTCTTACGTGTTTGAACATCTATAGCTTCTAATAACTTTGATCCGTTTATTGGATCGTATACATAACCTGACTCAGCGTCTTTAGCAATAGTCTCTGTTTCTTTCTTTGTTAATATTTCTGCAGCTTTACGTCTCTGTTCTTTGCTTATCTTTATTTCTTTCGCTTCTTTCTTAGCAAACTCTATTACACCCTCTGCAGTGTCACGAGCGAAAGCTGCTGTGGTTCCTGTTGTTAAGATACCACCAGCTACAGATTGTATGCCACCAATTAAAAGTGCTTCACCAACACTTACTTCCTCACGTAAATTTATCTCTTCTCTTATAGTCTGTCTACCTAACTCTTCTATCGTGCCAGTTCCCAAGTCAACTGACATTTCAACTGCAAGAGGTTTCTTAGCTGCTTGTAAGGATAATTTAGTAGCTTGTTTAATAGCTTCTTTCTTACCCTTTTTCTTAAATGTTTCTAGTATTGCAGCTTTCGCACCAGCAGCAGCGATTCTACCAGCACCAAATCCTACAAGGTTTATTGGATCGGACACAAAATACCCCACGTAGTCTCTAATACCACGCAGGGTTGAGCCGCCACCTTCAGATAAAAATCCGGGCATACGTTCTAGTTGGCTGTAAATAAAACCAAAGTTTTGTTTTTCTTCTTCTGTTGCACCGCGAACATAGTCAATGGTGCCAGTTAAATTAATACTGTTAGTTTCAAATCCACGAACTTCAGATAAGAATAACTCTAATACTTCTTTGTTTGATTTATCTTTTAATAATTCTTCACCGTCATCACCATAACGAGAAACAGCATATTCTCTTATACTATCTATGTATCCTTGATCTTTGGTAAACTCATCAAATGTTTTAGGCACATCCAGTTTATATGCTGGGCTTTCGCCCACTTCTGGAACGGGCATTGTTTCTTCAATGGTGGGTTGATCATCTTCAGGTTTTTTAGGTAATAGTAATGAACTAGGGTCAAAGACCTCTTCTGGCTCCTCTTCCTTTTGTAAGAGAAGTGAACTAGGATCAAAAATTTCTTGATCTTGCTCCTCTTCTTCCTTTGGTAAAAGAAGTGAGCTTGGATCAAATTGTTGCTGTGTCATTACTTAGGTGTTCCGTCTGCGTTATGTGTAGCACCGTATTTTTGATCCCAATCATTTCTAGCATAGTCGCCAGCTTGTCCGCTTTCGGTTGGTCTAGGTTCAACACCTGTCTGAGGTGCAGCATCTGCTGCTGATGATAGAGTTGATGCGGCAGCAGGTGCTAAGATAGCATCTATTTGATTGTCTGGTACACCTGCTTCATTTAAGGCACCCCTTAAATCATCATTTGTTACTGCCTGATTATTTTGTCTTATAAAGTCAACATACCCGGCTGGATTATTTACAACGTCTGCGGCTGAAGAAAATCCAGCATCCTGCGCTTTTTTAGCAGCAGCAGCGGAAGCAGCATCCGATTGATCAGTAGCAGCAGCATCAGCGGCAGCAGCAGCAGCATCCGGTTGAGTAGCAGCAGCAGCGGTAGCACTGGCATCTGTGTCTGATTTCCTACTTTTTTGTTTTGCAGACAAACCGTATGTTTCTATTTCTAAAAATGCCTGTCCACTAGCTGTATCTCCATGTTTGTCCAACCAAGTATTATCATATGCATCTACAGCACTATTAAACGCTGCATTATATTCGGCTGGATTTGTTTCTTTAGCCACGACTTGTTTTTCTTTACGCCCATCTGGTAAGTCTACAATCATTGTAAATGATGCATTAGGACCAGTTGTTACACCAGCCGAAGCTAAAGCTATTTCTCTTCCACCCTTGTACATTGTATTTAATAAAGCAGCCCCAGTTTTTTTACCGGCCCCTGTTCTATTTAGTTTTTCTTGCATAGCAGTGCCTATTGCTGACAGTTGAGCATTTATCTCAGCTAGTTTTTCTTGTCCCTCTGGTGTATTATCTCCTATTAAATTTATGGCCTGTTTAGCCATCATATCATAATCGTCTTCCAAAGACGTTATTAAAGACTGTTCTGCTTGTTGTCGTTTTAACTGATATTCTTTAGCAGGTAGTAACCCTGACCTATCTATTGTTACACCCTCAAATATTCCCGCTTCAATTCCAATAGGCTCATCAGGTTGATAACGCTTATTTACTTGATTAACTATGTCATCTAGTCTTTTATCAGATGTAAAAAATAAACCATCAGTATTAACAGCAATGTCTTCTCTAGTAATACCCTTCATCTGTTTTTTCACAGATGCTTGAGCTTGTTCCATTGTAATGTCTTGTGTTTGTTGATTTGCAAATCCTTGTGGAAGTGTAACCATGTTTAATAGATTTACCTTTTCACCTGCTTTCTTTGTAGCAGCGATATCAGAGAGTAAATCCTCTACTTGATCTAAATCTCCGACAGAATTATAAATAGCTAAACCTAAAGCCGTATCATTGCCAGCTTCACCAATAACTCTTTCAAGAGCCTTTACAGCACGAGCATCATACTCTTCTTTTTTCTCTGCTTTATCAGCTTGTCTAGCCATCCAGAACCGTTTAGCTTCACTAAGTTCTTCGTCACGTTTTTTAACAGCGTTTTGTAATCCTCTATCAACGCTGCTTGCTAAACCTGTTGTAAATCCTGTCCAAAAACTCATTGTGTTCTCCGTGCCATTAATCCTTTAGGCTCATCTGTCATAGGTTTTTCTGGTAAGTCTTGTGTTAATACTTCTGTATCGGTTTCACGTAATTTCTTTTCATACTGACTAATTGTTTTTGCAACAAGTGAATCACGCAATTTCTTTTTGTTTGGATCTTTTAATCCATCATCATACTCTATGTCGGCACTCTCTGCCAGCATCATCATCATTTCCATTATCATAGGTAGTACAAGCATACCCGTGTCCAAACTATGTACACCGTCCATAACACTAGCCATTTGTATTGTATTAGCTAGTACGGTAACAGGCACACCAGACTCAAGAACTTCTACAACTTGAACCATAAACTCTTCATTACTCATACGCTCCATGTAGTAATCCATGACTTCATCTACATTAGCGTGTTTGGCAGGTGTCTGCCAAGGACGATCTCCTAACTCGTGAGTAAGAGACATGCCCGGTATTGGGGCATCAAAGATTGGTTCATTGCTTGTCTGCATTTTTTTCTTCCCTGTATTTACGGATTACTTGCATTTGCTTTGCCACGCGCACCGCTGGATTTTTAAAGTCTAGCTGTGAGCTTGTTTGTTCTGGCATAGAGCTACGCACTAAAAGACCACCAGACTTTTCTGGTTTTTCTGGCACTTCTAGTTTATTAAAATCATCCAGATTCATGCGCAAATAAGCTGCTGCTGCAGGATTAAATTGTCTGGACATTATGCTTTCTCCGTTTTTTCTCTACTACTAAATCCATTAATTGTTTGGTTGCCCACTTTAATGATGGCACTTTAGCTATTAGTTTAGCGTATGATTGTCCATGTTTAGTGTAAAGTTTCTTAAACCATTTTGGTGCGTCATACTGTAACCAAGTTCTAAACACAAACCACTCAGAGTTTTGTTTGCCATATACTTCCCGTGCAACCCAACATGTAAGAAGAGCAGATCCAAGTGTTCCAATCAAACCGCCAATAGCACTACCTGCTGCAGATTTACTCGCTGCACTTGACGCAGCAGCAGTTGTTTTAGCATCTAGTTCTGCAATAGCCATAGCACTGTATCTGTCCAGTTCACTTTCTGCAGATGTCCATGCCCACTCCATAGTGTCTGCATAGTAACCCCACAAGTTGTTGTATGCTTGTTTGCTTATATCAAGCACGTTGCCAGCATTTATTTCATTCGCTCTGTTGATAGCAGCAGTATCTGCTGTAGCTATTTGCTTACGCCACTGTGCGTTTGACTGTGCAATTACTAGCTGGTTCTGTGCGTTAAACTGATCACGTTGATTATTTAGTTCTGCGTTAAAACGCTCAATGGTATTTTCCTGACCTGCGTTAAACTGTGACTGTGCATTTTGTTGTGATGCATTAAACTGTGCAGTTGAACTTGCAAGGTTAGCAAAGAACTGATCTACTTGATTTTGTGAAGATGCGTTAAACTGTCGTGAGGCATTTTCTGCAGCCTGATCTGTAAAGAGTGACTGCACTCTCTGCTGTGCTTTAAACATGTCTGTCTGCTGTTGATTAGACAAATTAGCCATATCCATTTGCAAGAATGACTGTGCGTTCTGCACGGCAGCTTGTTGTCTGTTGTTAAGATTAGAAGCATCAAGTTGTGCTAGTGCAGCAGCCTCTGACATTACAAGAGCCTGTCTGTTAGACAGGTTGTTTAAGTCCATCGTATTAGCAGCACGTGAGTTTTCTAACTGCACCTGTTGCTCTGCTGTAAAGTTTTGATTAGCGACATCACTAATCTTACTAGCGTTCATTACCTTTGCTTGGAACGCTTGATCAAACTCCATGCCAGCAAACTTAGCACGTTGCTCTGCAGCAAGCATTGCCGATTGTTGTCTGTTAGATAAATTTTGTGACTCAAACTTAGCTACTGTTTGCGCATCTGCCATTGCAATAGGCATGGCTGATTCCATAGCAGCCTGTACAATAGCTTGTCCTGCCATAGAAGATGCGCCAAGACCACGCTGTGCCATCGCTGCTGTAGCACTACGCATAGCCCCTGCAGCCCACGCTGGTGTAGCACCGCCTTGGAACTGTTGCATCAAGCCATCAAGCTGCTGTGCCACCATAGTCTGTGCAGATGGATTAGCTGTAGCTGCTGCAGCCTGTGTTTGTGCAGTTACCTGTGCAGCCTTAACAGCATCTACACCTGTGCCTGTTACAAGTTCACCAGCTTGTATCTGTCTTTGTACAGGGTTGTTTATAAGAGTAGCATTACCCTGTGCTGCTTGTAGATTGCCTACAGAAGAAGTTGTTTGCTGTGCGGCTGTCACCTGCGAACGAGGATCGTTTGGATCTGTTTGTGCTGCCTCTGTTGCCTGAAGAGCAGCGTCTACCCCAGCAGCAGCCTGTGATGCTTGCATTGTATTTGCAGCAGTTTGTGCTGTCATTGACGCTTGCGCTGTTGCAGCTTGTGCTGCATTTACATTTGTAGTAGGACCAGTAAGTTGACCAGTACCAGCAGCTATTTCTTGATTAGTATCAAAGCCTATCTTTTCTGTCATAGTAACCCCGCCTTGCGGTAAACCGGGATTGTATACCTGTTCTGTCGTAAATGCTGCTATGCCGGGTGTTGTTACTGATTGTGTTATTGGATTACCATCTTCATCTAGTAATGGATTACCGCTTTCATCTAAAATAGGTTGTTCTACTGTTTGTGATGTTGTGGGTTTTGTAATTATAGGTGCAGTTTGAGTTCCAACAGTTGAAACGTCAGCACGATTTTGTGTTGTAGTCGGTTGTGTTGTAGTCGGTTGTGTTGGAGTCGGTGCTGGCGGTGTCGGAAGTGGTGGTATAGTGCCACCTGTCTGCATCCTAATTACACCACCACGTGCCATGTTAACTGCAGCACGTGTGTACTTATTCATTTGCTCCTGACGCTGTGGATCTTCTTCAAGAAACGATTGAAACTCATTCATGTTTCCTTGATACCCCATAGCATTTGCTATTTTATTCATAGCTTCAGGTTTAAATCCTTTAAATATAGCCATTACCCAACCCCTACAAGTACAGTGCTAGCTAGTCCTATTATAGTCACTGTAGATGCCATAATCATAGCTTCTAAACGCCACAGACGTTTATCAACACTTTCTAATTTATCATTCATCATTTGATAACGGACAGCGCACTCTTTCTCATGTGCGTCTAATTCCATTTGAACTTTAAGTTCTGGCTCTAAAGATTGTGTCAGCTTCATTTGTCAATACCTAATTTGTATGTTCTAATTATACCACATTTATTTGTAAAAGTCAAGTACTTATATCTCATCAGGCCAGTCGTTAATCTTAGCAATAGTTTTTAGCGTGCCATCTGAATTACGTTCATCTTCAAACAACGCCATGAACGCAGCCAAATCAGATGCACCATTTAAGGCTGTCTCTATCTCTGCGCATTTGGTGCGGACTGCATCCCTGTATGTTGTAATTGAGCTAGGGATTGCTGTAGACTTTTCTGCTTTACGAGTAACGTACCAATCATGCACCGCAAGTTTGTTGTTTGCCGTTTTCTTTGTCTGCGCCACCCACACGGATTTCAGGCCAAGAGTAACAACTTGATTACCCTGTGCATCTTTTAGGGGGTTGCCATCTGAATCTACCTCGTTAACATCCGCAAGATTTTTTGGAATTAGTGTGCCATCTGTCTCTCTACCATGATAAAACCTATTATCAAATGGACCCTCGCTTGCTGGTGGGTCTTCCCAAGTAATACCAAATCTAGCTTTATCTTCAGCACTATGCCTCATCCACAACTTACCGTGTAAACTTCCAGAGGCATCTATAAATTCTTTACCGGGTTTTATTATATTACCCGCACATTTCCACGTCATCTTAGTTTCTCCTATCGTGCATTAGAAAATTTAAATGGTTGATCAGCCCAAGCAAAATACAGCACACTTCCTTGATTGTTCGCAAAATTTCTACGACATTTAAATCCATTTGACAAAAAGTCTATATCATTATCCGTTTGCTCTGTTGCTGCTGAAAATGCAAAAGCTCGTAAATTGTCGTTATCTACGTTATAGCCTTCTCGCTTATTGTCATATAAAGACCAATCAACACCACCTGAATCATGGCGTTTTAGCCAGATGTAAGCGGGACGAAAACCTAGATATACAAAGGTGCCATCAGAGGCTGAATTTCCTGAAAACGAACCAAATTTACTATAGCCTTCAATTGAGGCAAATACATACGCTAGGTAATCGTCACCACTTTCATTTACTTGATTGTGAGTTTTTACGGAAAACACATTGGCAGTAGGTGCGGTATCATTCCAATCATCAGAATCACCTGCTCCAGCAGTGTCATTAAGATATATATAATCTGTTTCTGCATCAGAGGCTATTGAACGATGGTAGGCTTGCCAACTTGTGCTAGCATCATCTCTATTTTTAACAACATAAAAGTCTGGGGCGACTCCTAAACCATGAGGGATTGTTCCCGCTGATCCTGTACCCGTCCATGTTACTATAGAAAATCCAGCCGCAGTGTTTGCTGAAAGTCTTTTTATAGCTATGGAAGGGGGGCCGGAAAATGCACCACTTTGATTAGACCCATCTATTTTAGCTGATCCCGCTGTTGGCTCTGCATTAGCAGCAGCAGAATTATCTGCGCTAGGTGCGCCGCCAGCTTTCCAGTTCCAAGCAACGTAAGTTCTAGTATTTACGTTTAAGTTTCCGGGAGTAGATGCAGGACCAGTAAATCCGTCAGAACCAAACGCACTAATAACAGCAGTAGCGGGCGTGGATTCAGCATCACCTTTATTTGGCTTTAACTTTTTGCTTGCGCCTCTAACTGTGTCTGACATAGCAGAGTCTTCTGCAGTAGAACGAGATTTGATAAAAACAAGATCAGGAGCGAAGCCAACCCCAGTTATTGAACGACTTGTATTTCCATCGCCACTATATAAAAGTGTGTTAAAATTATCATCAGCTTGAGTGTCTTGTCCGGGGCCGATTGTTGGATCTGGAAGGTTGGACGTGCATAAAGCTAAATGGCCGGACGGTGGCGCATATTCAAATGTTCCTATTCCGTTAGCGTCACTTTCAGCAGACGAAACATCTATACTATCCTGTCCAAAGTTTATATCCATTGAACTAAGATTAGTGGAATTAGCAAATCCAAATATTGCTTGCCAAGTTGTTGCACCAGAAATACCAGACAGATTTGTAGTATTTATAAGTGAATTATTTTTATAAAAAGATACAGTTGGGGTGCCTGCATCAAGGTCTAATGCAACACCAATAACATCATCAGTTGTGTAAGTAGCTAGTCCAGTTGTAGTGGCAGATGTGCCTGTGTATATTTTACCATCATCGCCATATTGAATTGCACTGTTTAAAAATGCTGCTGCTGCTGAAAAGTCTGCATCCACAACACCAACAAGTTTTAATGTTCCAGTACCTTCAGCATTAATGTTGGCTTCCCAATACCATTTACCAGAACTAACAGCTATTGATGATCTTGTGTGACATTTTGCTCCGTACATCCGTAAACCCACTCTCTGTATTGCAAGAGAAGTAGTAATAGCAGTTGACGGACTATTTAAGACATTTAATATAGCAAAACTATTAGTCGGGCTATCTGGTACAACATCGGTTGAAACTATGCTGCTGCCTATAATCTCAAAATTGTTACCATTTCCAGATTGGTCATCACCAATGTTTGTTTGGGCTGTTGTGTCTTGTGACGTTGTAGCCGTCCCCGTCCCTTGAAAAGTAAGATGAAAACCTTCATCACCATAAGAGCCTGAGTAATTTTTTGGAACCCAGACACCATCTTTTGTTTCGCCAAAAGAGCTTGGGTCTAAAACTACCCCATCAATAAAATTAACTTCAGCAATATATCCATCAAACTCTTGAAAATGGTCGCCAGCACTATTCAATCCACACCCAACAGAATGTTTTGCGCTTGCCTCATTCCAATAAGCATTTGTGCTAGTTGGGTATGTGGCGGTGGCAAAACTTGTTTCTTGAACACCGTTGACATACATTTTGAAGCGTTCTGTGCTTGTAGCGTTATCAATGTCTAAAGCAACAACAATATGATACCAAGCAGATGGATCACGAAAAAGTCTGGTGGTTATGAAATTTATTACGGTTGGATTACCAGCAAAAAATGCAAGTTTGTCATCGCTTTCAAAACCAAAATATCCGTAATTTGTACCTTTTCTTACACCCATAAACCTTGTGTTTGAGCCTAACTTTGAACGCTTGACCCAAAGAGATATTGTGCAAGTTCCTTCATCATCTGCGCTTGCAGAATGATCATGTGACAGAAAAGGATCATTAGCTTGATTGACTCGCAAAGACTGACCAATGGTCTTACTAAAAAAGCCTGTGCTTACTTCACTTGAACCGGATGCACCAAGTAACATTAGGTCAACGCTCCTGAAACTGATACTAGCACATGATTTCCACTTCCCGAACTTTCTTTTACAAAGTACGTTACGTGATAGGTTCCTGCTGTTGCCAATCTAGTTAAGGCATCAGCGTTTATGGCAACTTCAGCAGACGCTGTTGGTTGATCTGTACCACTTTTAATAAACATTATATTTCCCGATTGACCAGCCGCAAGATTAGTAAATTCAATATCGTCAGCCGCACTACACGTAGTAATAAAGTTGTTGTTTTTAGATAAATCGTGAGTTAGGTGATTTGCATTACTTTCACTGCCAGAAGTAACTGCTGTAGGTGCAGGTCCAACGGCCCTTCCCCCTATTGTAAGATCATCACTTATGGTTGCATCATCTGTGACAGTTAGGCTATCAACAAAAGCATCCTTAAATCTTGCACCTGTTGTACCTAAGTCTACATCACTATCTGTCTGTGGCCCAAACACACCGTCTGATACAAATACCTGTTCAGCGTTTGCAGCATAGAAATGTATCTCGTCTGCAGTTTCAAAGTCAATCTTAGTCTGATCGTCTTCACCTAATTTTAAATCAGTCGCTAGTACAGATGTAATAGCTGTTTGTGCAGCCGCCATTCTAGCAGCAGCCAATGTTCCTGAACCAATGTTACTTGCATTAGTTGTGTCTGTTGTAGCAGATGTAGCTAGTCCAAGATCGGATCTAACTTCTGATGCAGATCGCCCCTCTACAGAAGTGCCATCAATACGTAAGAAGTCATCGTCTGCAACACCACTTGTAAATACAGCCACGTTGCCGTTGCTGATGCCTGTGTCTGCTGTTGACGATGAGCCTAATCCCATAGAGGTACGTGCGGTAGCACCTGTTTCAAGTACAAAGTTTGAACCGTCCCCAACAATAAAGCCACCGTCTGTAACGGCAAGGCCAGCTACATCTTGTAGTTGTGCATCAAGACGTGCGTTGGCAACTGTTCCTGTAAGCTGTGTAGCTACAATAGACTTGTTAGTAAGAGTTTGAGTTGCAGATGTAGAAACTAACTCCTGACTGGCATCACCAGTGCTTGGAAGTGTTAAAGTTGAAGGGTTGCCGGAACTGCTGCTTAACGCACTATGTGATGCTGCAATAATCTTTTGTCCGTGACTATTATTCTCACAGTTAAAAGTTATAGCACCTTGATTAGTATTTCCTTTTACAACTACATGACCTGTGCCATTAGCAGCTAACTCAATATTTGCGTTGGATGTAGTCACGATATCTTGACCATTCATGTCCAAGTCACCGCCAAGTTGCGGTGTACTATCATCTGCTACATTTGATATCGCGCCTGAAGAAGCTAATCCAGACACTATAGCACTACGTGTTATTTTCTTTAAACCACCACCAGAAGTATCTACAGCTAGAAATACATCATCGTTTGCTACAGTTGATATTTCTGATAAACTTCCTACAGCTACAGAATTAAAGTTAGTGCCATCTGCAATAAGCAAATTGCCAGCAGTGTTAGTACCCATAGTTATATCATCACCAGAGACAGTCAAATCTCCTGTAATAACTACGTCCTGAGAAAATGTAACATCTCCGTCAGAGGCAATGGCTATAGCATCTGTATCTGATGTGTGACCTATATTAGTTCCGTTGATAATAATATTGTCAACAGTTAACGTAGTTAAAGTGCCTACAGATGTTAGGTTAGGCATTGCTGTAATTTCATCATCTAAGTAAGCAGCAAGAGTTTGCACCGTGGTTTGTGCCATAGTGCCGCCGTGATTCATTACAATACCGTGTCCATCAGATACAGCAGTTGTTCCTATGCTAGTATCGCCATCCAGAATGTTTAATTCTGTCGTGGTAACACTTGCACCATCTAGTATCTCTAACTCAGCTTCAGATATACCTGCACTACCAATTGTCAAAGTTCCAGATATGTCTACGTTACCATTTATATCAATTGTTGTAGCTGCTATCTGTACTTCTGTATCAGCCACAATATCTAGTTGTCCGTCTGTGCTAGAGTTAATATATAATGCTGTATCTCTAAATTGTAACTTTTCTGTAGTGGACATTAGTATGTCATCAGAAAACTCAAAGTAGTCCTCATCTTCCATCCACGTCAACACGCCATCGCTAGTGTTTGCATTAAATGTTACAGCAACATCTGTGTCTGCACCTGTACCAAACGTAATTGAGTTTGTCGCAAGCGCGGTGATAGGCCCACCCTCACCAGTAGTTCCATCGTGAGTATGTCCTGTGCTGGCTGCAAAAGCAGCGACTAGCTGGTCAAATTCATCATTGGTGTGTGCGGCGGTAATAGTATCGCCATCTGAATACGTGGATTGTCTTGTATAAGTTGCACCCATTATCTTCTAGCCCCTAATTGATATTCCATTTGAAATCCTTTTAATGAGTATGGTGCTGTGCTTGTAGCCCCATCTTCTACTCGTAAAGCTACAGCAAAACCAGAACCCTCTACTGCTTTACGCACAATTGGTTGTGAAGGTCCACCATATGATGTAGTTCCATACGTTGATGATCCATATATACCACCAACATTTAAACTGTCTAATGGATACGCTGCTGGTCTAGATGATTGAGCAGATTCATAATCATAACGAACAAACATATCTGCATCTATAGTAGACTCAGGAGCGTAGTTAATATTAACTCTTTGCATGTATTTTCTGACACCCGGATCTCCAAAAGTTATGTCAGGACTTCTATACTTAGCTAATATTAAAGCACCATCAAATGTATTACCTTTGTCTTGCCTATAAACAAATCCGTCAAATCCACCATGCACAGGTATTATTTCTCCATTTTCAACAACGCTATCTGTAGCTGAAGGTTTAATACCTTTTAACTCAGCAAACTCAAAGCCTGTACTTTTCATAACACATATTACACCTTTAGTCGCTGCTTCCGTGCTATCCTTACTAAAAAATATTCTATATTGTGTTTTATCGGGTATAACTAATGAGTCAAAATTGTCTGCGTTTTCTAAGTTTTCTCTGAAGATAGACTGCACGGAACCACTAATAGTACCAAGTTCAACGTCACCAATTCTTGCAGTACCAGCAATTGTTCTCAAACCATCTGGCCCCAAGAATATTAAGTCACCCGCAAATTCTTGTATTGTAAATCCGTTGATGCAGCCAATATCACGAGTAACCGCCGTAACCGCAAAGTCTGAACTAGAAGTTCCAGACAATTTAAATATTCTATTTTCGCAAAATACAAACAAGTCATCGCGGAAAACTTTAAGACCCGTAATAGTATCATCAACTTTTAGACTACCTGCACCACTACCAGAATTAAAACCGTCTTCATTAAATGGCTCACTAAAAATTATTTCTTGTGGTGTGCTTGATTTACCAGCATAGAACATGTGGTTTTTAAAAGAAGCCACAAATTTAGAACCAGCTACACTGCTATCACTTACATCTGTTGCAGCTAAAGAGGCGTTAAATACTGTAGGCGCATTAACCTGATCAACAACTACAATTTTATCAGTTCCATCAAAATTAAATCTTTCAAACTGATATTTTAAAGCTCCTGTTCTACCACTATCTCTAGTAGTCCAAGACTCTGACACCACGTCTGTAGCAGCGTGATTTGCTGCTGTAGTGCTACTTGCTGCTCTTGTTACACCCGTAAACTGAGTGGCCGACTTACCAGTATAAGTAAATATTTCGGAGTTAATTTGTATTGTTCCGCTTGCACTAAAAGAGGTTGTATCCCCTACGTTAATTGTACCTGAACCCGTCATACCAGTGCCTGATTCTATTTTTAAAGATAGCGTGGTAGAAGCAGAGCTATATATTAATCTGCCCCTAGCTGCCAGTACAAAGTTATTAAACAATGCAACCATAGTGACACTTTCAGTTGGATCAGCATCTTCTGGTACTTGTTGATTCACGTGTTTTGTAAAACCGTTTATTCTTCTATAACCACCCTCAACGTCAGGCTCAAAGTTTGTAAGCTCTAGTGCTTGACCGGGTTCCATGATAAATGTAGAACGGTTTAATACTAGACCACCTTCACAGTTGAAAGCGAAAGGTACTATGTCTGCCATTATTCAGCCCTTACGTTTGTGGCACCTCGTGTATTACCAGTGTGCGGTATATAAGTTGAGCGTACATATTCAAATTTATTTACTAAAAGTGTTTGCATATTTTTGATGCCCTGTTCAAATCTAGCAAAGTTTATCCCATACTGTTGCGCTTCTCCCCTGTACTGATACACAAAAGCACAAGCCCCGTCTACAATTACGGGTGCAAATCTGTCGGGTATAGTTGTAGTGTCTCCATGTGCCGACATATCACTGGGAAAAGTAAAGAAGTCATACTTTAGTGTATATGCTTTGTCTGGGTATGGGTGTAATAAATAATTATTGTCTAGTGTCCTAACAATAAAATCTGGTCTACTACCTTCTTCAAATTGAGTTACTGTAGTTCCATCAGCATGTGCTGCAGCAGTAGTGCTTTCAGCACCTCTGGTACAACCAGTTATGTCGTTGCCTAATATTCCTGTATAAGTTACTATTTCACTTCCTATGTGAACTTTACCCGTGGCATCTAGTCCTGTAGTAGATGTAAGAGTTAGGGTTGTCACACCTGCAGAATGTGAGCCATTTAATGTTGTAGATACAATGTCATCTTCTTTATCGCTGTATAAATTAAGGTATTCGTTATAGTCCAGCTTGCGTAAGCGACCACCAACAATACCATTAGCTTGATCTTTTACAATTCTAAATGTATGATAGTCCACTGTCTTTGCTGTAGTGGGTATGCTGTAACGAACTACCCCAGCAGTTAATGTGTCTGACTGAGTAGAATGATTAAAAGGATAATTAAATTCTCTTTGATTAATATATCTTATGGCTTCGTTAACTGCGTTTTTTGCTTGCGTTTGTATGCCGCGAGATGTAGCAAACGTAGAAGACGTTAACTCTACTTCATTTAAACGTGCCAGAACTTTATTCGTTATTGTTAAAAATGATTCAGCCATGTGTTTGTTTCTCTTTAATCAGATGTAGTGAGGGGGCAAGTTGCCCTGCCCCTTCACATAAGATTACGCGAGTTGATCGCGGTCTACCTCTTGAGCAGTCATGTCGCCCGGATCGTCCACGTCCAAGCAGACAGCAAACATACGGACTTTACCGCCTGTTGTTGTACCTGTCATTGCTTGAATTTCAATATCAATGGTATCAGAAGTACCGCCGATAAGAACAGGAGTTTGACCTGCCTTAAAAGCGTAATCACCTACTGATGCGCCATCAAAATCAAAACCGTCAACGAAGTTGTCCAAGTCACCACCCGTAATACCGAAATCAAAATCTGTGTCAGTTGAAGTGCCTGTATGAGCAGACGTTACTTCAAGACCAGCACACATAATGAGGGTATTCGCAGGAATAGTCAAACCCGGAATAACATCGTTAGCAGCGAGGGCTGTACCCTTATCACTTGCAGCAGTTGCAAAGTTCAACTCTGCTGAAAGCAAATAAGGCTTACGACCACGTGCGTCATTGCCACGTGCTACGGAAGTAGTATTATCACCTAGAGCCATAATTCAATCCTCCCCTACACTAAGCAGAACCGGGCATTAACAAGAGCCTCTGGTCGGAGAATCTTGCGCCCATACAAATGCATACCACGAACAATATCAGCAAAGCTGTCAGGGTCACGATATGTCTCAGTCTTGTTGATTTGCTCTGCAGTAGCAACAGCAGATGAATGTCCACCAACAATCACACCGAAGTTAGAAGAGTTCGTGCCACCTGTGGTAGCAGAGCCTGTTCCAATTTCTGGCAGGTTGTTTGAAACATACACTTGGAAGCCGTGCAGATTATTAACAACAAGTCCGTTACGAAGTCCACCAGACTCACCGTAGTCTTGGTTCAGAAGTTTTGAATCTTCATCCTTCAAGATTTCCAAGAAGACTGGGTTAACAACGAGCCAGCGGCCTTGAGTATCAACATTTTGCTGGTCTAGCTTACGAGCCATACGAGCAATAATCATGGTTGGGTTAGCGTTACCTGAACCCGGCACTGCAGAAGCACCCGGTAGGCGTGGCTGAATACCAATACCATTATCTGCTGATCCACCAAAGTCATTGGCGTCAACTTGCATTTCAGTCAGCAGTTCGTTAGTCCCTGCTGTAGAAATTGCTTTTGATCCATTCACAGTTGTATTTGCTGTGTCAGCAACACTGTGAAGAGATGATTGCTTAAAGCCGCACATATAGCCAAGAACATCTTGGTCAAACTGGTCGGCTAGGCGATACGCAGCACGGTCACTTGCCAGAGCTTGGAAGTTCACGTGTGAGTGCGCCTCTTCAATGTCATCAACCTTAAATGCAAAGTAGTTAGCTTTGTCAATTGTTAGGTTGAAATCTTCATCGTCAAGGTCTTGCGGGGTAATAGTTGTACCACGTGCATACGCCTTAACGGTGATTTCGGGTTCCTTAATAATCTTAACGGAATCTCCCATCTGCGCAATCTCACCAAAGTAGTCATTGTTAGAGATAGCTTCAGCAACAGCACTCTTGCGGAAAGCAAGTTGCACCTGTTTGCTGTAGATAATAGGGGAGAAATTACCGTTGGGAAGATTACCATATCCCGATGCGGTAGTAAATGCCATTTCAAATTCTCCTAATTAGCATTTTGACAGATGCAAACTCACGAGACTTTTAGAGGCTGATTTACTTGGGTGCGTTCTATAATAAGGTGGCCGCCCTACTACACAACGGGCCTTGTCAATCAGGTAATCCGTAAGACTTTGCGGTTTGCTAATAAAGTGTAACTAGGTGCGCAATAAAGTTACACTATCTTTGTGACTATAGTTATACTGATAAATAACTATTTGTCAACACTTTTCTCTTTCGGCACTTCAATAAAGTTCATATTCATGCTGAAAGACCTACGCTCACCCTTTGTATAGAAAGGATAAACACAGTGAAATAGTTGTGATGGAAATACGTAGAAGTCACCTACTTGTGGTTTTATTATAAAGTTTGTACAGGTATAGCCTGAAGCTGTTCCGTATGCAAACTGTATATGTCCGTTAGCAGGATGATGATCTTTATAATCTTCTTCCCATTCTTCTTCTATTCCATCAGGAAGTTTTAAATAACCCACACAAGATAGTCTAGCACCTGTGTGAATATGTAATGGATTATATTCATTTTCAAACTGACGTACAAACCAACCTGAAGCTATTTGTAATCCATAATTGTTATTTTCTGTATCTAAAGTTTTTGCACCCATAGAGTTTCTATACTCTGTATAGTTTTGATATTTACCTACAAACTGCCCCAAACCTTCTTGAGCAATACGTATAATCTCATCATCAAAAGCTAACTCTTCAGAAACTTTACCTACAAGTTGATCAGAGTAGTCTTCTAGTCTGGCAGACATTTTATCATTTAGTTTATCTACCAACTCATCTGGCATACGATAGTATCCCATCGTAGGCCCAAAGGGTGCAAATAACTGAACATCTTTTTCAGGAGTAAAGATAATACTCATCTTGCTGATCCTGAAATATCGTAGATAAATTTGCCACTACGTATTGCTTCCATAATGTTATCCGCTTCTTTTTCATATTGTTGCGGCGACATCTTTTGAACGTCAGACTCTTTTAAGTAATTAGTCGTTTCGTCCTGTTGTGGCTTACTACGTGTGTTTTTAGTAGCTACGGATTTAGCTGCTGCTTTGTCTGACTTAGGCTTTTCTTTGATGCCCATGTCAGCCTTGTACAAGTCAATGGCTCTAGCAGCAGAACGTGCATCGTTGTCATTGTCGTACAACGCATCCTGTACCCACTTAGGCTGTTCTTCTGCCCAGTTATGAAACTCGTCACTGTCGCGTATCTCACCAAAGTCAGGGTGTATGCGCATTAGTTCTGCTTCTGCCTTTTCTTTTGTTGCAGTTGTCTGTAACTCATCAATTACCTTCATGCGTTCTTCAAGAGCAGTAGATTGCTCTTTAGCTTTCTTCATGGCAATTGTTTCAACTATAGCTGCTACATCTGGGTAGTCTGCTGCCCACTGTTCAATGTCCTCATCAGACTTAGGCAGTTTCATTTCTTTCTGTGCAGCTTGACTTAGTTGACTTTTAAGACTTTCAATCTCTTTCTTAAAATCTTCAGCTTGCTGTTGTTGATGTCTACGCAGATCAGAGTAACGCTTCTTAAATGTTTTTTCTTCTGCACTAGTAGGTTCAGCTTCTTCGGGTTCAGCAGCTTTTTGTTCTACCTCTCCCCTCTGTTCCTTTATCAACTGTTCTAGTTCTTCTTCTTCCATCTTGCGTTTTTCTTCGTTAGTATACTTACGATTTGCAAACGCAACTTTTCTTTGCGGCTTCATTTCTTCAGCCATGATTGTAGCTTCTTCAGCCATTGTACTTCCTTTCGTTGGGGCTAACCGTAGCCACGGGGTGGGGGATTAGGTAGCCAACATATTGTGGATTATTTTTAAGAAGCTAATCCACTTCGCTTCATCTGTTTGGCTAGACCGCCAGATTTAAATGCAGTTTCAAAGCCCCCAGCAGCTTCTGTTTCCCTATCAATGTCTGTTTTTCCATCATCAATTCCGTAAGCACCATCACCTCCACCAGTATCTCCACCACCATAGGTTCCTGTCCTTCTGCTTTCTCGCACTGCTCTTTCTGCTTCTCGTCTTGCTGCCTCTTTAGCTTCCTGTTCAGCCTTTTGTTTAGCTATTTTATTTTGTACTACTTTGTTAGCTTTAACTGCCTCAAGTTGGTCTTTAGCTCTTTTACCTGCTGCTGTTAAACCGTGTTCAAACTTTCCTGTAACTGGGTTTTTAGACCTAAATGATTCTCTAAATTCGTTATCTAACGCTGCTTCTATTGCCTCTTGTGACATACCTTCAGAATCAAAAAAATCACCTCCGATACTGTCTAAAGCAGCATCAATATTAGCTATGTCAGCAGACAAATCTCTTGAATATTCAGCATTTGTATAAGTGCCTAATCCTAACATACCCGGATTTCTAGCTGAGTTGTAGTTTGACTTTACCTCATTATATATACCTTCTTTTAGTGCCTCTACTTTTTTACCACTTAAAACAGAACTTACAGCCTCTGCTGGATTTTGTCCTTTTCTTGATGCTTCCATACCTGCTCTCATAGCTTTGCCTATTACATCATTTACTTCAACATTGTCTATGGCATCTAATTGACTCATGCTAACTAGACCTAAAGTATTCAATGCAGTATCTCTAGCTTTATTACCTGCTATGGAAGCCGCCTTAAAATCTATTCCTGCCGTGTTAAAATCTGTGCCAAGAATTTCATTAGCTTTATTACCTAATGCTACAGCGGCTCCACCTGTTGGAGATAAACTAAGACCTTGAAAAGCTCCTAATAATGACGTTGCTACTCCTAACTCACTAGTAGGGGTAATGTTACTAGCCCCACCAAAGAAATCGTTTGTAACACCAGCACTCTCATAAATATTACCTTGTGGTTCCTTTAGACCCTCAACATCTATTGCAGCTAAAGCATCGTTTGTAATATTAGTTGCATCACTTGGATCTTTCATTACGTCAGGTCTTGAACCTGTAAGCGTTTCTATAAAATCATTCACATTAGTACTAATGCTAGAACCTATGTTACCTAAACTAAATCCACCCGATGTGCTTTTAGTTCCACCCGTCATAGGATCAAACTCTTCTCTGCCATCACGATCTGGTTCTTGTGGTTGGAATACGGGTGTAGATTGTGCTGTTTCTACAGCAGTGGCTGATTCACCTTCTGTGTATCCGGCAGGTATGGGATAAATAGGTTTACCACCTATAAAGGGTATACGTAGAGTTTGACCTGCTGCATTTGAATATGTTCTTATTTCATCATATCTACCCGGAGTGCTTGTACCTATTTGATCAATAAAATTTGTAGTGGTTGTTGGAGAAGTTACCATTGGCACGTTAGGCGTGGTAGTGCCTGTGGTAACAGGGGGCTGCACTGTCGGTATGGCGGGTGGTGTATATACAGGAACTTGAGACTGTACATTAAATGTGCTAGGTTGTTGCATAGTAAATGTGCCAGTCTGTGGATTTACAAAACCACCCCCTTGCATTTTTAAACCATCATCTTCTTCTACATCAAGATCGTACATATCAAATGGCAAGTCATCTGGCATAGTAGCTTCTTCACTATTGCCCATCTGACCCATAGCATCCATCTGTGCCAAGCCTTGCTTTGCTTCTTGACGCATACGCATTAAGTTCTCAAGACCTATATAACGCACTACATCTGCAGGGAATACAAACTCGCCCTCACTAAGTTGGGCAGGAATGTCATCACGTACTTCCTCTCGCAGTGAACCGGGCGGTACATCGTTGCCAGACTCTTCGTCAATCATACCGCCTTCGTCAAGTAGGCCACCCTCATTCATACCAATAGCATCTCTAAGTTTTTTATATTCTTCTACAAACGCACGTTTTTCCTCATCAGACATATCAGCAGTTTTACCAGTAGTCAGCATACGTTGCATTTCTTTAAAACGAGTGTTGGCTACTAAAGTCTCTCTTTTAGATGCTAAGTTGGCTCTGTCTCTGCTAGTCTGCGCCGACCTAACGCTTTTTCCATCTTTTATAGCTTGAGCAAATGCAGCCTCACCCGCATCAACAGCATCGTCTCGTTGTTTTTTAGTGCTGTCACTTGTTTTTCCAGAAACTACTTTTTCATCAAAGAGTTCCATTTGTTCTGCCATGCCGCCTCTGTCCATCATTAGCTCTTTAGGCTTCATCATTTGTTCTGGTTCTGTCTGTGACAGCATATAGTCATCTACACCTTGCAACATGGCTAAACCACCCTCGTTAAATTCAAATTGTCTGCCTAATATGGCTTCTACTTCATCTCTATACGGTAAATCTTTAACACCCAATTCTTCTTGTATTTTTTTAGCTTCTTCTCTACTAAGCTCTCTATTTACTTTCATGTCACCGCCGACAACCCATTGGTCGCTATCAGCCTGTCCATCTGAATAACGATAGCTACCACCTTTAGGCACTCTATCGTTAATATCTGTTTTACCTTCTGCTGCCAACATTGATTGATAATCAACATCATCAGCCATTTCTACTTCAGCAAATACTTGGTCTTCTGCTCTTCTTTTTACATAAAACTGATTGCCTCTTTTTTTTATAGCTTCTTTAGTCACTCCCGCTTTTAAAAGTTTGTCTACTTCTTTTTTTGATACTTTTAAATCTTGTGGTCCCAGATGTGTGGCTACAGGAGACTGACTTGAGTGCCAACCCGGACGCGCTGCTACTGCCGTTACTTTTCCAAAGGGAGCTTCTTTTGTTCTTCTTGTTCTATCTGTTATAAAACCAGCATCAATTAATTTCTTACGAGTTTCCTCATCTGGTATCATTATAGAATCGCCTGTACCTTTTGCTTTTTCTCCCGGCTCAACTCTTGCAAAAGGTTTAGCATTTGAACCTAAATTATTATATTCTCTTTTAGTTATTTCTTTATTATCTAAAAAATATTTTGTTGGTTTTCTTTCTGCACCTTTAGTTGGCACATAAAAACTTTTTTCTGACTTAGCACTACGCTTTCCTTTAAATGCTACATCTGGAAAGTTAGCCTCTAAAAACTCTCCTTTTTTTACAGGTTGGTTTGCATCAACAAATAAAGGATATAGCTCTCCATCCTCACCCTTTACAAATAACTTGTACGCTTTACGTGTTTTACGAAACTTTCTAATGCCTCTAGCAGCTAAGTCTCCCACACCCGGAACAAGACCTACTAAACCTGCAGCAGCCTCTATGCCAGCACCTACATAGTCTTTTTCTTGTATAGCATCGCCAACCCTTTTTGCTGCAATTATTTCTCCAAGAACAGGAGTTGATTCCGCACCAAATGTAAGAACATCTTTTGCCGCTTTTACTGCTCGTTCTTTTGTAACGTCTTCTTGCGGCATCATCATGTCATCAGGTGACATGAGTTCGTCCATTTGTTGTTTAGTCCTTGCCATTAATTGCATCTCTTAATGTTTTAAGTCTGCGTAAAGCTGCCACAGCACCCTGTGATCTATGCATTATGATAGCGTTATCTGATTGCTCTAACGCACGTTGTTGTTGTTCTATAAGAAGGTCAATATAACTATTGAACGCTTCCCATTGCTGCTTGTTGTTCACCAGCGGCTTGAGGCTGCTGAGTACCTGCTTGTGGTTGAGGTTGTTGTGCATTTCCACTAAATCCTTGTTCACCCGGTATAGGAGCTTGTCCCATACCTATGTTACCGCCGCCAGCACCAGTTGGGTCCATAGCATCTGCACCAGCAGGTGCGCCCGGTTGTGGCTGATCACCTTGGAACTGCTTCATCAGTTCTGCTTGCAATGCGGCTTCACTCATATTGTTGGTAACTTTGTCGGGATCTAAATCCATTGATTTAGCAATCTCACGAATGATATATTGGAATTTAGCAAAGGGTGCTAGTGCAGGACTACTTGCTATCTGTAAGAACTGCATCAAGCGTTGACTACGCACTTCATTCTTCATAAGGCTTTCTGTGCCACGTGCCTTAACTTCTAAGTCACCTTTTATTTCTTTGTCAAAATCAAACTGCATGTTGAAACGAAAGAAACCCTCTCCAAGTGGACGGAGAAGGTAATCGTCAACATTCTTAATAACTGTTTTAATATGCCCACTAGCTGCACCCATCAGCATAGATATGCCAGAGGCTGTTCGTCCTACACCTGTAATACCCGTCTGTCCATGAGAGAAGCTAGGTAGTCCTGTGCTTTCATCAGCAAGCTGTCTAGCTTTGTCAAATAGTTGCATATTTTCTGAAGACACGTTTGGAAACTTAGTGCCAAAGATAGCCTGTCCCGGTGCGCCAGACTGTCTACGGAATACTTTACCCGGATAGATAGACATATCCTGACCCGGCACTAGGTTAGTCTCATCTACTTCTATAAGCAGATTGCCTGATAATACAGCGTTGTCTACAGCCATACGCATAAAGCCATTCATTAGTGTTTGGGTATCGTCCATGTTTTCTGCAATACCTATGCCAAAGAATGAGTATGGGTTTAGTTCATATGGTGCAGCACAGTATGGTATCTTAGCTGGCTTAAATGGATTAAGCACCATGCGCAGTAGTTTGTTGTTACACACCCACACGTTTGCTTGCAGTTCATCAAAATCTTTTAGTTCGTCTGGTATCTCAACACCCTGCTCTTCCAGCATGTCTGTATCTACCATACCCCAATACTCAAGAACTTCAAAACGCTCTATGCCATGTTCTGGTGCATAGTCTGTTAAATCATCTTCCCAGTATTTTTTGTTATAGTTTTCGCCCATTGTAATACACTCATCAATTACAGTGTCACGGAAGTATGGACGTTTTTTAAGACCACGTAGTTGTGATCTTGACATCTTATGTCTTTCAATTACAAACTGTGCTTCATCTATATTATTGGCATCTGGATCTGGATAAAAGTTCCAGCATGACACATGAGATACCTGCGGCACTGTTTTAAATAACGGATCGTATTCACCATCATCGCCCCAGTTAGGATATTCTTTATCTGTAGCAAACGGACCTTTCATAATACCTGTGCCAAACAATGCCATCTCAAAAGCACTACTACGTAAGTTTTTATTGGCACCTGACTCTTCTAGCTGATCGTGTATTTTCTTTTGCATCTTCTTAGCCGCAACCATCGCTGGGCTAAACTCAATAGCTGTTGGTGTTTTGCCGGGACCAGCTTTAAGTTGATCAGATACACCTTCTAGTTTATTTTGAAATACACCTAACTTTTCTTGGAGTGATCTTTCCGTAGCCCCTTTAGGAAACTCTTTACCATCGTCTGCAAAGCCATAAGGCGATTCCAGATTGGTATCACCACGCAGTTCTTCAGGTTCTTTAGGATCAAAGTGAACGTCTTCCACAACTCCTTCAGGAAGCTCAGTGGGTTCAATAGACAAAGGGAACTTGTTGTTAGCAAAAAGGACATCCACGATTTGACTGTATGCAGCCAATGTTTTGGTTTTAGTAACTTTAATAAATACACGGGATTTCTCCGCTTCTGTAAATTGCACATCTGGACTATACAACCCACGATAATTACGGTAGGCTCTTAGCCATCTTGATTCATCCTGATACCTATAGTCCTCTGCACGATTATACCGTTCTACAATAAATGGAATAATACTAGATACATTATTATCTTCAACTTCTGACTCATCTGTATCATCTAATGCAATAGCATCGTCTTCAATCATAATTTCATCTTCAGCCATTATATTTCCTTTACTTCTTAATATCCGAATGTAGAATCGGCTACCTGCATACCCACGCTGGGTCTGCCCATAGGATCATAATCAAATATACTAAATCTTGGTCTAGACATTATACCATATCTTAGCGCATCATACAAGTGGTCTTCACTCTTTGTATCCACATCTTCTGGATTTTTTTTGTCCAACGGTATGGCGGGAAGTTGGGATATGACATGTGAGCAAGTATTAAAGAAAACAAGTCTGGGTTCCTCTGTAAATTCGTCTATCTGCAAACGCCTATGTATTTCGTTTTTACCAGCTACCCTGCTGCCTCTACTTCTATCTGATGGTCGCCAACGACAACCTTTACTAATCATTTGTTCTGCCAAAGAAGGACCAGTATCGCCACGTTTATGCCACAGAGAGCTATCCAGAACACCGTACTTAATATTACCATCTTCCGCTTCCACATCCAGAATCATATCTGCCAAGTCTGTGGCAAGGACTTTAGAAACGTAGAGTTCTCTATATACCACAAGTTGTTCAGAAGGCGCAACGGCAAACCAAACAACACCACTATAGCTGCCGTAGCCATAATCGCAAGCACGAAACTTAACCCAGTTACTAGGTATACGATAAGGTTCAACAACATGAACCCGCCTATCAAACTCAGTAAACGCTGCTCCTTCTTTAATATCCCAATCACCTTCAAGAAGTTGCCTTCTTTGTTGCTCTGGTAGAGAGAGAAGCATGGCTTCGTAATCACCTGCTTGCGCAAGGTATGGGTTATCAGAAAGTCTCGCTGGAATAAATCTTCTTTTAAATAAAGGTTTTCCTGCCTTGCTATGTCCTGCTGGATACCGTAGGACTTCGGTTGTTTCAATATCGGTTGCATCAAAGGCTCTATTATACGCTGCAGGGTCAATGAACATCTTCTTAACCCACTGATGACCTCTGCCGCCGGGGTTGGTCGTAGCCCTCATAAAAATTGGCAAGTCGCTTGCAGTGGACCGTAGACGTGACCGCATGTAATTCCATGCATACGGTGTGGCCCATTGTGTCAACTCGTCAAAGCCTATCCAGCTAAATGCCAGACCCTGATAGCGCAAGACATCTTCATCCCTGTCTAGGTAAGACATCCACAACCTTGCACCAGATGGCGCAGTCCACTGCATCTTTCTTTCTGACCACTTTATACCGGGCCAGATTTTCGGGTACAACTCCTGCGACTTAAATATAAGTTCGCGCAACTCCTCTGTGGTGTGTCGCAGCAGAAGCCCACTAAACTGTGGATGCCCCATGTATCGCAAAGGGTCTGCAAGCATGGCATAACTTTTGCCACCACCTGCAGAACCACCGTACAAAACCTCTCGTTCACTTGCAGCCAAGAACTCCGTTTGTGGTCCGGGGTTTGGCTTGAACAACACATTAGCATGTTCTTCTATGCTTTGTGTTTCATATGAAACTTCTTTTACTTTAGCTGCTGGCTCTGGAGCCTGTTCTTTGCGTGTGGATTTCTTCCGCTTTGGCGATTGCCGTTTTCGCATATTCTGCCCACTTGCGGAGGCTTGCAGCTTGATTCTTACGTCTTCGCTCATTCGTTAATCTTTTCCTCAAACCTACATGCGAGATGTATCTGCCAGTCTGTGTGCTTAACCAGTTAGCTACTTCACGATAGCTGTATTGATTTACGTGTGACCTAGCTTTCTCTAGCAAGTCCAATTCTATTTGGATAGGTTGAAGAATGTCAGGGTCTTCATCATCCTGTTTATATCCGAATGGTACTGTACGTGCAATACGTGGAATAGGTATCCATTCGTTTTCTTCTTTAATGTCTGTCGGCTGTGGTAGCTTCCACTTGCCTATGCTGCGTGTCATTTGTTTTTACGGTTGTCTACTATGGTTACAGGGTTTACATATTTTTTAGTAGACAATCCACCAACAGACATTTTCTTTTTCTTATCTTCTTGTTTAATTTTTTTTGCAGTATCTTCCATGATTCTATTAAACGCTTTAGGGTCATCTTTTTTAATTTTTAAAAGCGCACCATAGCCACCTAATTCAAACCCTAAATCTTTTCTAGCTTTATCAAAAGTAGATTGATACTTTTCATAAAATGCTTTTGAAAAAGATTTAGGCATAGCCATTTTCTTTTTCGGCTTTGGGCTTTCTGTTTCTGAAGGCATTGCTTTATCAGTCATCACTCATCATCCTCTACTGGTGCTTTAGGTGGCATAAGCATGACACCCCCTGATGCTTCTACCTGCATCTTCTCTGTCTTTACTAGACCTACACGGTCAAGCAGTTCTTTAGCTGCAGACATCTTATCACGAATACCCAACTCTGTCGGGTCATACAAAGCACCTGTCATCGCCATCGCAGCTTTCGGCGCATTACGAGCCATGTACATTTGTGTTGCCTCAAGGATTTCTTCCTTAATACCTTTAACAATTTCCGAAGTGCTAGAAGTGTCAGCATATCCCGCCATCTTTTTTGCTTGTACCATATCGCCACCTGCTTCTTCAAACAGGACGTTTAAGAACGCTTGTTGCTTTTCTGTAAGTTCTCTAGCCATTAAGTATTACCTTCTACGTGATCTCGCTAACCGCGCTAGTCCTGCTCTCTGCGTAGGTCTAGCAGGTCTACGGGTCCTACGTGTAGGTAGCTTCATGCCACCACCAGTTCTTGGTCTTGGTGGCCTTGAAGGTCTTTTAGGTTCTAAAATTGGACCTACTCCGGGCCGTTTAGTAACGGGTCTTTTAGGTCTTTTTGGTTCTAAGATTGGACCTACATTTACTCCACCTAATGTTGGCCTTCTACGTCTCCGTCTTAAACCCGTCCCTGTATCAGTTGGTCTTGGTTTTGGTATTGATGGACGACCAGCAATCGCTCTTGCTCTACGCCGTGTATTAGCCATTGCCTTTTGTCTAGAAGTGGATCTTCGTAACATAATTTATTCCCCTTACTTTGTTGTTTTATTGGTTGTGTTCAGCACCATACCACCTTTACGGAAGTCTGTATGGCCTGTTCGCTTACGTGGCATACCGCCTTGGCTACCACCAAAAGTTTTAGTTCGTTTTTCTGCTGCATCAGAAATTGCTCCACCAACAGCACCAAACATAGAAGTTAATTTATCTAATAAATCTGGGTCTTCTTTTATTTTTCTTTTCACAGCCGCTTTTTTTGCCGGAGTTTTTTTACGCTTGGGTTCTTCCCCAAATATATAGTCATACGCCTTTTCAAAAAAACCGGGTTCTTCTTTTTGATATGTTTTTCCAGCCATCAAAACTCTCCGTTGTGCATAGCATTAGCCAACTTAGTAGCCCTGCCTTTTACTTGTCTACTCCACCTACTGTCAAGCATCTCTTTTGCTGCAGTAGGAAAGTCTTCAGCTTCTACAGCAGCCCACATCTTTTTAAACTTACACAGTCTAGGCACTCCCATGTTAAATGCCATATCTATTAATATAAGTTGACGTACAGAGTCTAACCTGTCCACGCAAGGGTGCGCACGTACCAGTTCTTCTTCAACAATCTGTACGTCATTCTCTGCTAGATAAACCGCATCAGCTTCGGTGATTCCCATTTCATAAACTACATCTATGTTAGGTATATCCATCCAGTCTAGTTCTTCTTTGGTTATACCCCGGTCTTCTAGGTTTCGTCCGATACCAATAGTATCAATTCCCAATGTGTCTTTATATACCTGTAGGCGCAAACCCTCTGCAACCACAAGTTTATTTATTAAATCCTGTCTATCATATTTCATGTACCAATAGCCCCTACTATTTGACAATTATAATTAACTGTTTTCCAACTACCATCTTTTGGTATGGATTCATGCAATGCTTTATATTCTAAACACTCAGGTTCACTGCTAAACCATTGTATAGTTTGTTTGTAACATTCACCTTGAGATGTACAGGCAGTGAGCATCAAAGCCCATATTATAGATGTCATTGTACTTTGTCTTCTCTACGATGTAATCGTTTTGCTTGGGTTTGATGTGCATTACCCTCGTGATTCATCCACACCGCAAATGCACCTGTCATGGCCCCCGTGACTACACTTACTAGTGCCGCTTGTTGACTCGTTGGATCTTCCAACGTCATGAACCATTCTACTACTCTCCATGCTGATATTGACATCATTAACATCATTAGTCGTGGTAGTAGCTTCCACGCTAACACTCTTTCCATTACGCCTGTCACGATTTCTCCTTGCCTGTTCTTCTGTTGTTCGGTTGTGCATACTCCACATCTGCACTAGGACTACCTCTTACCAAAGAATTTTGTAGCACTGCGTACACCAAAGCTGGCAGCAACAATAACACCAAGGCTGTACTGATACCACTCAGGCATCTTGTTGAGTTGTTCAAATCCATTCTGCACTATACCTTCCATACCGGGAATAAACGCCAGTATTAATGGTATGCTGAATAAAACTACTAGCCACTCGTCTTTCCAACTTGATGACGAAGCACGAGCCATTTCAATGTCCCAATCAATTTCGCCAGTGGCTTTCTTTTCCATGATAGCCGCTTCAGCTTTAGCTCTTGCGACATTAGCATTTGCTTTCGCCTTTGTCTGCTCAACTTTGCCATCCATCCAACTCCCTGCAATATTTGCAATCGGACCTATAAGTGCTGTCCACATTAGCTTCCTACTCCCCGTCTGAACTGCGCCGTTTTCTTTTGTATTTTTTTAGGCTGCTTGACGAACTGCTTACCAGCACGAGTTCCTTCTCTTTTAGCACGGCTGGTAGCGGCGTATTCAGATGGCGATAACGCCTTGATAGCAGCCGTTGGTAAATAACGCTCACCTGTTTTAGCTGACGGCTTTCCACTCTTGGTTCTCCACTTTTGCTTAGTCCAAGACTTTAAACTCTTTTGTGATTTTGCCAGTGCCATATTTAAGTTATACCATTATATTACATAATTGTCAAGAGAAAAATAAATAAAGCTATTGCTGCGGCTGCTATAAAACCAACTCCTACCGCTAATTTTATATTCTCCATCATTTCTTGCTGACGTAGCCTTGCTTCTCGTCTAGCTTTAGCTGCAGCTTCTTTTGCTTCTTTTATACGCTTTGCTCTTAAATCTACTATAGACTGCCACGTGCCGGGACCAAACCTCATATCAACTAATGTGCGCATCTCTTGTATTTTTTCTTGCGCTATACGTGCATCTATTACTTCTTGAGCTACTGACTCTATACCAAACTGATCACCTATGCTGGCTCCAGATTTCTTAGCCCTTTGTTGTTGTACTTGCTTTTCACCCTCAAGTAGATTATCTACATACTTTGCTATATCGCCTATATCGTTGGCGGTATTAATGGTAGACTTAATACCATCTACGGCACTCTTCACCAGTGCAATACCCGCAAGGGTTTCTGCAATCATCTCTGTTCCTCATTGGTTGGTTAATTAGTCGCACTTATCTTTTCCTGCACAGTCTTTGGGATAACAATGCACTTGCATAGAATAGTAGTCATTTTTGTAACTAGCTGCCCATTTATCATCTTGTAACATATATTCACATTGTTTTTCGGTCATGGGTTCTTGCAGTGCTAGTTGTCCTATATAGTGATCTGTAACACCATCACTCCCCCACATACTTATGATCATTATCCACTCTTTCATTATGCTGCCAGTGCGGGATTACTAGCATCCACTTGCATCCACTTAGACCACTCTGCATAATAGTGGCGCATACCTACTTCATCGTGGATTGTGCTATTCTCATGTCGTCCATGCAAGATGTTACGGGGTTCTGTACCTTCTCGCATTGTAGTGCCTTGACCTGCGACACCAATCAGGTCTTCGTGTAAATTTCTACCAAACGGTCCCCATATGGAGTTATGATGTTTGATACGAGTGTTACGCTCTTCAGGCGTGTCCTTTTTAAGACCATATCCACGAAATTCAATAAGAACTTTGTTTGGCCCAAGAGGTGTAACGCTATCGCTTCTATAAGCACTACCCCGCAGATTAAAATTAAATCCGGGAAATAGGTCCACCATGTACCATTGATTGGGTGGGAGATTAGGGAAACTAAGCTCTCCTCTATCCTCAAAGCCATCGTACTCCTCGTAGTTGACTGTGAAACTGCTGACATTAACATGTCCGTTATCAAATGGTATATTCTTTCTAGCAAAATACTCATCATTAAATCCTGACACACGATTAAAGTAATGCATAAAGTCGTGGTAGAACTCGCTGTTGGTATCGTGCCACAGTTTGTAGTTTGTATCTATTACGGCTTTGTGATAGTGGAATACTTCCATTTCTTCTGCATCTATTGCATCTGCTATGCAATCAAATGCACCCGCTGTCCACTGGTCTACACTTTGAGTTGGGTTAGGGTCTAGTGTAACCCAAACCATGCCGCCGTGCTTAACTTCACTGTGCAAAGGTTTTTCTACGGTAGCAAAATCATAGGTAATATTTCCAGCAGGTTTACGATGGTCAATATCGTTAGTATTATAATAAGCCTGAACATTCTCACCGTCTATGTTTATTGCAATAACTCTTTTGTCTGCAATTCGTGTAGTTCTGTAGTCGCCCTTGTTCCGCATCTCACTGATGTGACACATAGGCACCCATACTTTAGAAAATATGTTTTCTTGTTCTTGTTCATATAAACTGCGGTCAGAATATATAACAGAGTTTATGTACTCTACTTTAGGTTTCTTTGTCCAATCTTTATGATTACGTGGGGGCATAGGCTACTCTACAATCTCCAATATCTCACCGTCTTTTACTTTTACTTTTAATTCTTTACATGACCACTTCTGGTCAAAGTTATTGGTCGGACCTACGTTGCGTTTTATTTTACGCCGTACAGACAAACACTCAGATAGTGATTGATAGGGAGTATACTCTACCTTCTCTCCGCCCATTACTAATAACAATACAAAGGTAAGTTCAACCATCACCGTTTCTCAGCTTTTCCAAGTTTTCTTCTAAATTTGTAATACGTTTCTCATAAAACTCTAGTGTTAGCTTTTGCTGCTGGTCATATGGAGCCTTACCACCTTCTATATCTGTTTGCAACTTTTCTAGTTCACCTGCAAGATGTTCTATTAACATATACTGCTCAGAGTCTGCTGGCAAGCTACCCATATCACCACGAGGCCACTTTATACGAAACTCAGTATTCTGTGCTAAATCAGATTCCATCATGGTGATGTTAGTTTCTATCTGGTTCAGTCTTTCTATAATACCAAAGTATGCCCATGTTGCCACGGACGCTGCAGCAACCATGCTTAGTATGTTACGTAATGGTAACGCGACTTCTGTGTTTTCGTTTAGCTTTGTAGGCATTAGTTTCTATAACCGCCACCAGCTTTCTTATAAGCAGATGCAAGCATTTGGGCTTTTCTTGCACTCCACTGTCCGGGTGCGCCACCTTTACCACCAGCTTTAATTCTATTAAACTGTTGCTTACGCATCGTAGGCTTGGTGTAGTTTCCGGCTTTGTTTACAGTTGAGCCGCCCTTATTTAGTTTTAAACTAGATAAAGTTTTAGCTTGCTTGGCATGTAACTTAGAGGCTTTCTTTAAACCCCTAACTACTTTCTTTACCTTCTTTTTATTTTGTGAGGCCATTTTTATCTACTCTCCCAATAAGGTTCGCCATAATCATGTAGTATTTCTTCACCCTTTTTTATTTCTTTAACTGCAAAGAACTCAATAAATCTCTCATCCTCTTCAGAAATATTCCACTCAGCGTTTGGAGTTTCACTATGATTGTAGACCATACCAAGACCAAGCGGGACAAGATAGTCTTCATCATCTTCATAGGGCGAATAAAACATGTAGTCGTGCAATACACAAGTATCTCCAAAGTCATCTTTATCAGCGACAAGATAAGGACACATCTCAATTGTATCGCCTTGAGAATAGTCCTTATCTGCGAAGACACCTTGTCCGTGTATAGGTGAATCTTTAACATATGGCATTAACGTCTTTTCTTTTTAGCCATTTTTGCCATGCCGCCGCCCATCATTTTTTTGCGCTTTGCCATTTTTGCCATGCCGCCTCCGGCCATTTTACGTTTAGCCATTCCACCGCCACGCATCTTTCTTTTTGCCATTTTAGCTTTACCCATTGCCATTTCGTAATCTCCTTCTATCAATAACTAAGGCTTCATATACGTCTTCTGGAAAATGCTTATAGTAATCACACTTTTCCAGATATAACGATGCATCGTCTAGTTTAGATAACAACTGCACAAAGACCATGCAATAAGATAGGCTGTCATCAGTAACCTCGTCTACGAGGAAATCTAATCCAGCCTCTGTTGCGTCATAGTTGGGGTGGAACACCATCAGGTGCAAATCAATACCTGCCACTGACGCTAACTCATTTATGCCATCACAATACCCATCTAGGTATTCCATGTCTGGCAAATTCTCTTCTGCCCACACTACTATTTCGTAGTCGTGGCTATTAAAGTTACGGATCTCTTCCATGAGTCCGTCTAATCCTGTATTAATACTAAAGACTACTTTGTTATCTGCCCACGCTTTACGTGCATATGGACACGGTGGCAGACCATTTAACTTTGCGTTAGGTACTTCCAAGAAATCATGTGACCACTTGCGTATGTCAGCTTCTACGGGATGCACGGGTCTTTTTCTTTTGTGATTCAATAAATCTTCGGTATACATTAGCTGCAGCAATCTTCCCTGCTGCCCTAGCCCGTTGTTCCATTGCGATAGCCGCCTGTGTCTTATGATTGTGACTTCTGTTAGACGCCTTTATCTTACGCACAGATGCCTCTGCATCTTTGACTGTAGCAAACTTCAGACCTTTGATAGTACCCTTCGGGTTCTCATCTGTGTACAGGTCACTATGCTTTTTAGAACCAGCAGGTTGCCCTTTCTTTCGTGGAACTCTGGGAGCCATTATGACTTTTCAAGAATGTTCTTAACTACGTCAGGGCGTACCTTTTGTAATGCTTGTAAGCCCGGATTTAAATCTTTAACAGAACCACCTTCGTTAAGATACATATGCTTCTTTCCATTAGCCATGCCACCCATAGCCATTTTCATTGGACCCGTTTTACCTTTAGGTATATCAGCCATGCCTACAGATATAGAAATGACGGGGACTTTTTTCTTCTTATTCATTATTTCGCCTTTCGTTTACGTTGAGTTAAGAATTTACGTAATCGTTCTTGTTTATTGCCTTTGATTGTTTCTGGTATATCGCTATCACGCACTGCGCTAAACTTCTTACCCTTAAATGTAAATTCTGTTCCCACACCTTTTGCACGTGCCTTTTTAAAGGCTTCTCCAAAAGTTCCCGATCCTGCACCTTCACCACGTTTTTTAAGAGCATTTTGTAATCCTCTGTCAACTTCTGTTTTTTTAGTAGTAGTCTTTTTATTATTAGGGATTAGAGTTGCAAGAGAAGCAGCACCAATAATTGCTCTTTGTGGACCTGTACCTAATGCACTTTGTTTTTTAGCTGCTGGAGATTTTTTAGTTGCAGGTTTAGTAGTGGTAGTAGACGCAGGTTTTTTAGTTGTAGGTTTAGTAGAAGATGCACCACTAGGTTTTTGTGTGGGTGAGGTCTTCGGTGCTGT